TAGTACAGTAGTTGATTTTCGGTTAAATTTGAATACCAGTCATCAAAATATTTCCTATACTTCTTATGATTATTCCAATCAAAATCTTTTTTAAGATATTCTTTTAGTTTTTGCCCCGTCTTCCATATTAATATAATTTTTAAGTTATTATTGTGCGCTCGGTGGGATTCGAACCCACGACTCCATCCTTAGCAGATGCTCCAAGAATCGAACTTGAATTTTCCTTTCAGCATCTGAAACATTTTGCAGAAATGTCAAACTGTATAAAGGGATGTACTCTACCAGCTGAGTTACGGGCGCAAGTAAAGTGATAGCAGTGTCAAGCATTCTCAACACGTTTTTTAATGTGGTTTCAACTCCACAGTTCTTACAAATGCTTATTGTGACTTTGACTGACATTACCATATTGAAATTCTTGCAAGAATCCTATTCAAGAAATTGCATCTTGTTTCATCCTTTCGGGACAGCATCACCTAACAATGCTTAATAGGGAATTCAATTCCAATTTAGGTATCTCCCGTTCAGTCTCTACACGATTGATGATATATAGTTTCTTTGGCTAAGTCTTTATATCACTTTCGCTCGGTATTGTCCTTACACGTTATTGTTTAGTGTTGTGTTCCTTTCTTATACACATTTCTTGTCTTATCAATAGGAAAAGGCCTTCCACCGAATTTGGGAGATTCTACATAGGGATTTCTCGCCTATGCATGTAGTGTCACTATTAACACCAGCAATCACTTTATATTTTCATTTTTTCAAAGAACTCTCGTTTGTGTTTGTAAGATTACAAATCTTTTTTGAAACTTCCAAACTTTTTTTCGGGTGCCGTGTTGGGTTTGAACCAACGACCTCATGTTCCACAGACATGCGCTCTACCAACTGAGCTAACGGCACCATGTCGTTTTTTTATTTATGCAAACATCATGCCAAACTAAATTTATGACATTTTGTCATGCTTATATGTCAAAATGACAGTTTACATAGATTTAAACATAAAAAAAAACCTCTGATTTGTTCGGAAACTTTTCAGAGGTTGGGAATATGTTGTGGTTAGAAACCTATGTGCTCACCTTATTTCATATTAAAACTCCAATATCCCTCATCCCTCTTTTTTGTTCCTGTTTCGGTTCAAACGCTATTGAATAATTACTACTGGAAACATGTGCAAAATCCAACACATCTCCTTGTGGGAGTGTGTTTATGTATTGCCTGTTAATATTCTTCATATATGATTCCAACATGTTATTTTTCTGTTTTGTTTGTTCTGTTTTTATAAACCGCACATTGTGGTTGCTTTGAGTCCATTGCCCGCCACAACCTCATGGCGATTTTTCTATAATTGACATACCCCCACGAATAAATCCATGAGATTCTTGGTTTAAACATGCACGCTGATGACATTTATGCCAGCAGCATTTGCACTCGCCAATTCGTCGATGCCCCAACGATTTATTTTTTTTTATAAATATACAGAAAAAAAGAAAAAAATCAAATTTTAATTAAAAATTTTTTAATTACTTTAAAATATTGATTTTGAATTAATTAAAGTTTCTTATTATCATAAAGTTTTTAATAACCAATATTTTATGTTGTTATTTTTTGGATTTTTTTACGAAATAACACTATTTATTTGAAAAAAAATATTTAGAAATGGCATGTGGATGTAAAAAGGGTTCTTCAAAAAAACAAGTGACAACCGTAAAGCAGGTTGTAAAGAAAAAGAGTGCAACTGCTGCTCCAGCTCCTAGAAGAAATGTAAACAGACGTGTTGTTTACAGAAGGCCGATTTAATGAAAAAAAAAATGGCGAAGCTTATTTTGCTTCGCCATTATTCTTTTTCTATTGTGATAATTAAATTTTAATTTCTTCAACAAAATAACTATTACCGATATTTGAGTACCTTTTTGATACCATTGATATTATTTCCTTAAAATTAACACCATAATCAATGAGTGCTTGTGCATACTCACTTCCACACCCAACACTATAAGTTGATTCAACTGTAAATACAATTGGTGTTAATTTATTTGAAAATTTAATTATATTTACAATATTCCTATTACACATTAACAATGTAGAACCACATAATTCTTCACATAAATCTTCTTCATCATAAGAACAAAAGTTTTTCAAATAGTCAACAAAGTTATTGGAGCATGTTATTGTTTCTTGAATTGAACTTATGTTTTCAATTTTTTGCTTGTTCAATTCCACAAAAGAATTCCATAATGTGTTTATTGATAAATATCCAACTGAACCAACAATAAGTTTTTTTGTTATCTTTTTTATTTTTTTTATATTATCCGAAATAACGAAATCACCTATCAATGAACGGCCATCAGAAGCTACCGTTATTTTTTTTGCTTGCTTGTTTATCAACAAAATACTCATAATCCGACATTTAATGGCAATTTTATTGCTGGGTATGATTTATATCCAACTATTTTAATATCATATGGTCTAAAATCATCAATTTCTTTTACATTTGGATTCAATTCAAGTTTCGGTAACGCATATTTATGTGGGTTTCTCTTTAATTGTTCATGTAATTGTTCAATATGATTTTCATATATGTGTGCGTCTCCCACATCATAAATAAGTTCATCAACCTCCATATTACAGCATTGTGCAACCATATGTGTTAATATTGCATATGAAACCCAATTAAAACTCGTTCCACAACCTACATCATTACTGCGTATATGAAACATACAGCTCAACTTTCTTGACGGAACATTGTTTTTATCGAGTGATTTTTCATCCCAGCAATCAAAGTTATGTTCGTCTGCCCAGTTCCTTCTTTCTAAAATATCCATTTTTTTTGTATAAAATTGAAATGAATAATGACAAGGAGGAAGAGCCATTTTATCCAATTCTTTAACGTTCCAAGCAGAGACGACCATTCTTCTGTCATCTGGATTTGTTCTTAATATTTCAATAACTTTCTTTATTTGGTCAACGCCGTACCAGTTTCTCCATTGTTCACCATAAACTGGACCAAGGTCGCCAAATTTATAGTGAATATAATAGTTGTTTGGGTAGTATGATATATAACCAGCCAATCTATCCAAGTATAACCAACAGTCTTTTTCTTCAATGACAGCTTTCAAGAACTCTTCCTTTGTGATAGGCCCAAAATAATGAGCATTCAACAATGGTGCGTCATCACATTTTAAGACTTCGTTGTTTTTTTCAACAAGCTCAAGATAATATCTGTATGCGTCATCATCCCATATATGCACATTGTTGTCAACAAGATATTTAATATTCGTATCGCCTTTAAGGAACCAAATAAGTTCATGAATGATACCATTTGTGTAAACTTTTTTTGTTGTTAGCAACGGCAAGCCATTTTTAAGGTTGAAACGTAGTTGTCTCCCAAAAACAGACCTTGTAATTCCAGCACGTGTTTCTTTTGTTTCTCCGTTTTTAATAATGTCTTGCACCAAATTAAAATATTGTTCATCAACATCATTAAAAAATTTTACATGTTTAAATGTATTGACGGTGCATTTATCGCTTAATCTTATACCATCTTCATCCATCTTCCACTTATTCAAGTCCAAAGGCTGGAAAAATGTGTCTGCATCTGGAACTTCAACATCAATAAAATCAATTAAAACTTCATCTACTATATCAGCGTCAATAACAGACTTATATAACTCTGCACCACCAATAACATAAACATCGTAAAATACCGTATTTTCGTGTAACTTTACAATGTCGTCAATACTATGTAAAATTCCAGAAAATCCTTCTGGTGTTTCTGTCATTGAATTTGAAACAATATAATTGTCTCTATTTGGTAGTGGTTTCTCACCAATTGCTTTATACGTGTTTCTACCCATCACAACAATATTGTGTTCAGTTGTTTTTCTGAACCATTTTAAATCTTCTGGAAAATCCCACGCCATGCCACCGTTTTTTCCAATCGGAAACCCTTTTTCTGGGACATAATTACCTACCGCAACAATAATTTTTATCATGTTTTTTTTTATTTTTGTTTATTATTCAACCATATATGCTCCACCTATAATCTTTTTCCCAGATTCAATATCATCTATACATTCGATAGCCCATTGCTTAATTGCTCGTGTGTCTTTTAATTTCAGATAAGGTTTAACCATTTTTCTGACTTTTTCAACATCGGTTGGTTTGATAATGTTAAAAGCTCTCCATTCGTTTTTTTCGTTATCATAAACAGATTTGTATTTTCGCAAACCACTTTTGTCAAATGTGAAAAGATAACCAATTACATTGTCTTTCGCCCTGTCCCCATTCACAAGTGCATGTACATTTGTAAGAAAAGTTTGTAACACGGTGATAACATTTCCAAATTCATCCTTTGTAAATTCTTTTTCTTCCTCAACCATATATTGAATTGTGGAAATCATTGCATTTACATCATGTGTACAGCATCTAAGGATTACATAATATGGATTTGAAGTATCACCAGTACCCCAAACATTATTCACCATGTCTCTGAACATGTTAAGCATTCCTGGAAGATATTTCTCATCAAAATTAACCCAATATGGATTATTTTTCACGAGTTCGTGTTTATCCTTTAATGATTCAATTGTATTCATTGATTTATTTTTTCTTGGTGATAATTTCATCAATAAGCCCGAATTCGCCATATACACCAGGAAGTGCTTCAGCTGGTGTAAGCCAGTGGTCACGGTCAGCATCAGCTCTCAACTCTTCAATCGTCTTCCCACAATTCTCAGAAAGGATTCCGAGCAATAATTCTTTGTCCTTGCGAATTTCATTATAAGCAATTGCAATATCTGATTCCTGGGTTCCAGGAGGAATTCCCATCATAGGCTGGTGAATCATGATTCTACTGTTCTTCAATGCATATCTATGTCCTTTCATTCCAGATGATGACAATACAGAACCCATAGATGCTGCCATACCCATCACATATGTTTCAACACCACAGTCAACCCAATTCAGTACGTCGTAAATCGCTAATCCACAGGTAATTACACCTCCTGGAGAATTTATGAAGAGCTTTATTGGTGTTTCGCTATCCAAAGAATTCAAATACATCAACTGTGAATTAACTATATTTGCAACATCATCGTCAATTGCCGTTCCGAGGAAAATAATTCTCTCTCTAATCAATGCTGAAAAAACATCGATGGTAACAGCGTTCATCTGTCGTTCCTCAATGATTGTCGGGCTGATAATGCTGTTCAAAGTTTTACTATAACGGTCCAGTGTGTTACCGTTTACATTATTGCTTACTGCAAATTTTTTAAAATCATTCATAATAAAAATTATATTTTTTGTTAATAATTAATTAATTCTTCCTTGTCTTCGTTAATATCTTCGATGTTGTTGATTTCGAACTTGTAATATCCTCCGTCCTTGTCTTTGATATCGACATTCTTGTATGTAATATCATCCTTATCCTCAATATCCCAAAGTACGAATCCATGCCCAGACACTGATTCTCCGAAGTTTTGTTGTTTAAGGCTGGAGCAATAGACAATCGGAATACCGTTTTTCTTTATTTCCTGACGCTTATGGATATGCCCAGCAATAACAAAGTCACATCCATCAAACACTGCTGGGTCAAGACCATTATCGGTAACATAATTTGTTGTTGTAATAGCCCCATTGACATCTCCGTGAATCAATCCGACATATATCAAATCTTTAGACTTGTTTGCTTCTTTATGGACTAATATATTTGGTGTTGAAAACCCATCAAATGAAGAATATAGGCACCATGCCACATTATCATCAACCATGATTCCAGATTTGTACTCCAAATCCTTGTCCAAGTAGCAAACTTGTTTGTAGTTTCCGATTTCAAACAGAGGGCTGATTGAATCAAGTCTGTCAAGATTGTTCATTAGCAAATCATGGTTTCCAGTTACAATATATGTCTTGCAAAGCTTGTCAAGTTCCTTGAAAAACCAGTCGACACACATTATCGATTCATTTGTGATTTGAATTTTGGCGTGAAAAATATCTCCACACACAACAATTCTGACATTTGAAGGGTCGTCTTCGTCCTTTATGATTTTTTTGCATTTGTCGATAAATCTCTTCATTTGCGACTTCAACTCGTCAATTCCTTTTACTGACGGAACATGAATGTCCGCACAAGCTATAATTTTAGTAATCATATTGATTGAAATTTAAATTTTTAATTTTGATTATTTCCTGTTCACTATATTGTTTTTGGTTTTGAATTGCCCTTATTATCCCGTTTTTGCCCTCGGCCTCATAAAGTTCTCCAAAATCCTTATATTCTATGTCTTTCCCCATTCGTATATATCTTACCCTACCCCTCAGCTCTTTTGTGTTTTCCAATAGCAGATATATTTTAATTATTTCATTTTCTGTTGTGTCCCCATCCAAACACACGACAACATTTGCATGCGACAGTTCTTTTATTGTTTTGAAAACTTTCGAGTCTTTGGTAAGTATTTTACCCATCAAACCGATACAATTGTAATAGTAAATGCAGTCAAACGCTCCTTCAACCAAATATATGTCGCAGTCCCAATTTATCTTGTCTTCATGCAATATTATATTTTTTTTATCAAAATCACAATTCCTGTATTTTATCCGTTTGTCATTTTGCTTGTATGTTCTTCCGATGAAATAATTAAGTTCCCCACTATTGTCATAGGACGGTATTATGATTCGGTTGCGCCACGTGTACTCCTCTCCTTCCCAGCCTGTAACTCCTATGTTATAATAGTCAATCATTGTTTGGTCTATCTTTCTTTTGTTCAGGTAGTCAACAAGTTGTCTGTTTTTACAAGACTCAAGGTTGATTGTTTGGAAAGTTTTCGGAAGCTTTAACAAAGTTTCTTCAAACATGTCGCAATTATCCTTGAAAAGTTCAAGGTCGTAATATTTTGTTTCCCTTATTTCGTTTATTATTTGAATGTACTCGTCATATGTTTGTTTTCCACCATATTGCCTTACCAGTTTCGATATTCGGCCAGATATGCCGCATGACCAACAATGATATTGCCCAAGACTTAAAGACACTTCAAGATTGTACTTGTAATCAACACAACCGTTTTCTTCCGCACAATTTGGACAGTTGAATTGGTATTGTGTCACACCTTTATCGAACACACCCTGTTTGGATTGCCCGAATAAGCTTGTCAATATGTTGTATACTCTAATCATTTGTTTTAATGATACTAAAAAATATAAAAAAAAACAAGGGACGGCAAATAACCGTCCCTTGCTATTAGTTCTAGGTCTTATCTAATTAAAAATCACCGCAGTCCACATCATCATATGTGACCAATCTACCGTTTACGTAGATATAATTCTTCAAATCCATGTCTTTGACACGGACTCCGTACTTTTCATCAAACTTGAGTTGCCTGCAAGCCAAAGTGTAACCAGTGTCCCCCTGTATTTTTTCTGGGGTGTATTCATAAACCTCGTATCCGTTTATGTCCTCACCTACCAAATATCTGTCATATGGGTTCGGATTCAACGGTGCTGCCGAAACTATTGATTCAACAGGCAACAATTGTCCAGGTTCCTCATGTATCCTGTTCTGCCCGAAGTATTCAACGATGGTTCCTCCGCTACCAGCTGTCTCGCCACTATATATGACATAATACAGTGTCCAATCATCTAAAGCATTGTGACTCTTCAAGAAGTTGTAAGATTCTATAGTGCCTCTCCAATGTCTTATTCTATGTTGTACAGCCATTATTATTTTATATATTTTGAAAGATGTTATTCTCAATACCTAATTTTATTCTCCAACGCCTTCGTCAGTTTCCCAATATAAATAGTTGCATGCTTCCTCAAGTGTCGCAACTCTTGCTTTTAAATTTTCAACATCAGAACTGATGTCACCGCTTGCAGACGACACACCAAGTTTTGAAATGGTGTTTGGTCCTGTAACTATATACAAACCACTTGTATAGGTTGTTGCGGTTGCGCCTTCGCCTTCTGTGTAATCGTTTTGGACGTCAATTATCTGACCGATGTTGTCTGACGTTGCAAGTGTTACCGCACTTACATAGTTGTCAGCTGGAATTGACGATGGGGAACCACCGACAATGGGTTCCAGCTCTCTGTTGGCGTTGATTTTGTATACTGTAACAACATTATCCTCAAGGACACTCAAAACCTGGCCCTCGTAAGCCAAGTTCACATTGAGTGCATAAGTCGCCGCGCTTGCATAAGAGTAGAATATAGACGTCTTGTCAAGCGGAATCGGATTCAGCCTGTTAAAGTATACTGGTAAGTCCCAACCTGCGTAATTATTAAAATCTATATTTGCCATTATTGTTTGACAAGTTGTTTATCGTTATTATTCAAATGAAATATTGTAAGTTCCAGGTTCTGTTGTTGCGTTTGCATTAGTTATATAAAATATTTTATAGCTTACGGTTTCAACATTGTTTAACATGTTAACTGACATTGCCTTTACGTGCACTAAACCGAAAGACATACCCTTGGAATCCCTCATTATCATATTTGTTTTATTATAATTTGAATTGCCACTTGGAATTGCAATTATGAATGCACCTGAATTTGTAGGAACCGTATATGATGTAGGAACATTCCTTTGTGAACTTCCGAAACCAGTCAATACATTTTCAGTTACATAGTTGTCATCAATTGACGTTGCTGTAACAGCACCATAATAAACAGGTCTGTATCCAGTCACAGTCTTGCTTGATGTGTTAGTAGGCGTGATTCCAGTCTTGTAGGCCGATGATGACTCAAAACCTTCCTCTGATATTGTGGCCCCGATTTCTGATACAGAGTCTAAGTTAGACATTGCATAAATCGTCTCTTCTGAAAATTCAGCTGGCGTAACCGTCTGTCCTGTGACATTTGCCCTGTATGTGTTTGTACCATTCATGATATAGAACTCTTTGGAGGCTCCGCTTGAACCATCAACGGAATTGTCAACAGGAACCAGGTTTGTCCATGAGCACGTGATAGTGGCCTCACCTGTCTTTGTAGGTGTAACTGTCTGTGTATATGTTGTTGCTGTATTTGAATGGCTTGTTCCGCTATATCCATATGTCATACCAGTAACAGTTGCATATTGGTTTGCGCTTGTGTTGTTGATAGATGCTGAACCGATAGCAATCATGCCTACTGGCTGATATGAAGACTTGTTCAAATTGGTTGTAGGTGCAGCAACGCTGGCATTGAAAGTATATGTCGGGCCGTTTGCCGAACCCCACTTCTCCTGACAGAATAGTTTCATTAGCAGGTCTTGCATTGTTGTTCCGCTAGGAATTGTTCCATCTGGATATGCTTGTTTTGCCAACTCAGCCAACGGACCTCCTTCTAGTATGATTTCACTCGGAATAACAGATGAATCAGTGTCGACACCATCAACTTGAAGCTCATTGTTTTCGGTCACTCTCAAATAATTTTTTCCATTGTCTGAAACGATAACTTCCTCAAGACTTTCGGCTACTTTGACGCCAATTGTATTGTCTTCAATTGTAATCGCTGTTGAAGCTGAAATTATATTCGTTGTTCCCTGAGGTCCTTGAACGCCGTCGTTTCCTTGTGGACCATCATATCCTTGTGCACCTTCTGGACCTTGCGGGCCTTCAAAACCTTGCTGTCCTTGAGCTCCAACTTCGCCTTTTATTCCTTGAGGACCAATATTGCCCTGCGGTCCAACATTACCTTGGTGACCTTCTGGTCCTTGAATACCTTCTGGTCCTTGAGGACCATCGTTTCCTTGTGAACCTTGCGGACCTTGGACACCATCTTCACCTTTCTCTCCATCTTCACCCTTAAGTCCTTGAGGGCCTTCCATTCCCTGATAACCTTGGTATCCTTTTTCACCCTTCTCACCATCTTCTCCTTTCGGACCTTGAGGACCATCGTTTCCTTGTGAACCTTGCGGACCTTGTATACCTTCAGGACCTTGCGGGCCTAAATTTCCTTGCGGTCCTTTTGGACCTTGTTCACCCCTGATAGGTCCAACATTCTTGAATTTCTTTGGATTTAATTCATAAAGTATATTAAGGTCTCCATTTTCGTCAATGTAACCATCGCCAATGTGTTCACAATCGGCTGAACTCGGTAAAATGTTTACTGATGTACCGTCGGAACCTTTTTCACCTTGAGGGCCAACAACACCCTGAGGACCCTGTGTTCCATCTTCACCTTTCTCACCATCTTTACCTTGTGGACCTTGTGTACCAGTTTCTCCATCTTCACCTTTAATTCCTTGTGGACCCTGTGCCCCGTCTTCGCCTTTTTCTCCGTCCTCGCCTTTCAAACCTTGCGGGCCTTGTACACCATCTTCACCTTTCTCTCCATCTTCACCCTTTTGACCCTGTGGACCTTCGTTTCCTTGAGGACCTTGGACACCATCTTCTCCCTTATCACCATCTTCGCCTTTTGGACCTTGCACACCTTCAGGACCTTGAGGACCATCATTTCCTTGTGCACCTTCTGGGCCTTGTTCACCACGTATCGGGCCCACATTCTTGAATACTTTTGGATTTAAACTATATAAAATGTTCAAATCACCGTTTTCATCAATATATCCGTCACCAATGTTTTCACATTCGGCACTTGTAGGCAGAATCTTAACAGAAGTTCCGTCTGCACCCTTTTCACCCTGAGGACCGACATTGCCTTGAGGGCCTTTTTCTCCGTCTGCCCCATCTTCACCTTTAGGACCTTGTGGACCTTCAAATCCTTGTGGACCCTGGGCACCATCTTCTCCCCTTTCACCGTCCTCACCTTTCAGACCCTGTGCACCTTCTGGACCTTGAGGCCCGTCTGAACCTTGTGCACCATCAATACCGTCTTTGCCTTGTGGTCCTACATTACCTTGCATACCAACGACACCTTGAGGGCCTTCTGGTCCTTGTACGCCATCTTCACCCTTCTCACCGTCTTCACCTTTCGGACCTTGGACACCTTCTCTACCTTGAGGGCCGTCAGCACCTTGAGGGCCATCCTCACCATCGTTTCCTTGGAAACCTATTGCACCTTGCAAACCAATATTTCCCTGAGGTCCTTTTGCGCCTTGATATCCGACAAATCCTTGTGGACCCTGAGGACCAGTTTCACCATCTTTCTTGTATTCAAGCCATTCACCGTCAAAGAAGACATATTCAGAAAAAGTCGAACCTGACTTTACAGATGCAACAAAACCGTTATCAATTAGTATTTTTCCAGTATCAAGAGTACATGTTTGTGTTATCTGGTTAAGGATATCAATACTTGCAACTTGTGGAAGTTCCTTTAATCTCCAATATCTTGATGCTGTTCCATTAACAAGCCAAAAATCACCTGGAATCCTGTTATACAATTTTAATACAGTAACAGTCTGCCCATTAAAATTATCACTAGGATTCAATGACAATAAGTCAGCCATTGTGTCAACAGACATTAGCCTATCAACATAATTTCCTGTAAATTTAAGTCTTTCAGTAATACTAGCCATTTATTATATACTATTTCACTATCTTATTTTAGCGTTAAAACGGAATTGTTGGTTATCAGCAGTTAATTTATAACGATAACCATCTGGCCCAACGTAGAATGTATATTGTTTGTATTCAACACCTTCAACAGTAACAGTATTTTCTATATCACTTGAAATTGTTTCACCTAAATCATTATATGATGATACAACGAGTTCTTTTGTTTCTAATATTTCAGTTGGAACGAACACACTCAACGAGTATGCACTTGCTGCTTGCATGTTTGCTAAAAACTCATCGAAAATATCCTGAGCGGTGTCATCATCATCATATGGTGATTCTCCATTTTGGAATTTTGCGTTTTCTGCGATAATCAAATCGGATTTTGGTTCGATTACATCAAAATCAAACCCGCCATCGCTTTCGTCGGCATCCGTGCTTGTAAATGATATAAGTTCACTATCCTTATATCCCACTTTATGAACACCAAACCAATAGTAAAGATTCATTTCATCATCCGTTTTCTGTTTCGGTATGTTTATTGTGATATTTGCGATTACATTACCCTCATCATCCTCAACTTCCTTTGTTTGTTTTCCGTCATCAAATGTTGCGTCAACAGACTTTAATTGTGTGTCGTCGCTCAAACCTAGAGCAGCATCTGTCGTCTTGTTTGATGAAACACCATTGATTTCAACGGTCTTCGACGTGGTATTATCATTTGTATCAATAACTTCCACTTCAACATCAACCATTGATGCGAAGTTCTTGTCACGAATAATCGAAACTTTCCATTCGTTATCAGGGTTTTCAACTGTTTCGACAACATTTCCGTTTGCATCAATTACATCTCCATCAGGAGAAATAACCTTAACGGTGAATTTCACGTCTTTTACGGTCGGAGTTGTACCAGTGTCATCACCTCCGCCTTCACCGCCGCCGACTCCACGGACTTCCATCGGTTTCATATATTCTTCAACTGGCAGGTCGCAAAGGTCAAGGATGTGTGCACCCCAGTGCCACATCTGTTCTTTTCTGTTGTCCTCTTCAAGCGTAACACCACTCTCAGGCCTAATCTGCCATTCTCTTGGGTCGTTTTCGTATGCCATATCACTCTATTTCTTTAGTATGCTTATTTATAGATAATAAACTAAAATTTAAATTAAAATAATAGTTATTAACTTAGTTTATTACCATAACATAAATAGTGCTATTAGGATAAAACTACTATATTTTTTACTTTAATACAAAAAAAACAAAAAACCGCATCGAAATGGTGCGGTATTTTAATTTTAATTTAAAATTTCTAATAAAAAACAGTTAATTTTTCATTAAAATCAATTTTTTTTCAAAAATTTTATTCCAAATTTTGGTTTTATACTGTACAACGGTATTATTGTCATTTTCGGTTATCGCATGCTCAACGATTGACGGTTTGTCGATTCCGTTATGGTTGATATTGACGTATGCCAGAGCACATATAAGTGAGTCGCACGCATCATAGTTCTCCTTTCTCAATTCACCTTTGTCATTATATGTCCAGGCAATCTCATTGTCATGATAAAGCTCGTTGACCATATTCATCATGACGGTTTTTTTGTCAATGTCAAAAGGATATGACCCAAACAGGACTATATTGTTTTTTTTGATGGCGTTTTCAATGTGTTTGATTGGGTATTCGACGCCTTTTTTGTTGTATTTCCTGAGTGCGACAAGTTCTGGAAATGAAAACATCCTCGCGTCATAGCTTGAAATGAAATTCGGAACAATTCCGAATACTGAGTAAATGGAATCTGAAATCATTCCGTTGAATCTTAGAAGTGTCGCAACCGTATTGACATTGTTTGACGAAAGCAGCGGTTCCTCGATTACGACATCGGTTATGTCGAATTTTTCCTTTATCTCAATAAGGCACTCTTCCTCGAATATGCGCTTTCTTATGAAAAGGGCCTCGATTCCCTTTATGTTTTTGCTTACCTTTGGTGTCTTGTGTGTCAGTGACAGTATTGTCGGTTTGTCACTTCCGTCGTCCCTTATCACACAAACGCCTATGCATGCCGTACTAACATCAAGTCCAAGTATAATTCTTGGGTAAACACTTTCATTTTCCATATGTTAAACAATATTTTCAAGAAATATATATAATTGGAAATAAAAGGTAAAGTTTTTTGGTTTTAAAATTAAAAATTTGTATATTAACAGACAATAGAGATTCGGATTTCATGGCAAAGCATTATATAACGATAGAGGATGATTTATATGAAGACATAGCAAATTATTGCAAACTCAATAATTTGAAGATAAATTCATATTGTTGCGACCTGTTGAGGAAGGAACACAATATATCCAAATACGGTGACATACCTTTCGGAATCATAGGCGGTAACGACGATATTGTTGAAAACCTTCCTGAAAGCGGAACTTCGTCAAGTGATTATAACACAGCGGTCAATAGCAATGAAGCTGTAAATGATATTGTTATTGAAACCAAGCCTGAATTTGAAAATGGACAGGAAATTCCAACCGAAGAAATTATAAAACCAAAAAAAAGAAGATTATAAATGAAGAAAATTGACATTGGGCAAAATGCCAAGGTAGTTGTGAAATGGAACACAAACAGTCTGCTTTCAACCGAGGAAGACGAAAAAAACATAATATCGCTGATGTCCCAAAAATACGGGATTCCAGAGAAGAACATAAAGGTTGAGAAAAACTATATTGACAGTTCCAATGCGAACAGTGCGCTTGCAAATGAGACAGTGCATGACATATATGAGCCACAATTCCAATTGGGATTAATGAAACAATGGATTGAGGCTAACGAAATAAAGGATATTGATTTTGACGAGATTGTAAAAATAGATTCCCAAATCAACTCTCTCATTGATTTCAGCATATATGAAAAAACCAAAAAATATACAATAAAGTGGGTAAAGTGGAGCAATTTTCTGTCATACGGGCCTGACAACTTTTTCGATTTCACAAAACTGCATGGACTTGTTTTGTTGAATGGCGAACCAGCAAACAAAAGTGGAAAATCAACTTTTGCATATGATTTGCTTCATTTTCTTTTGTTTGGTAAAACAAATACCAACAAAGCCAAAACATTGGGTGAATTGTTCAACAATTATCTTCCAGAGGAGAACACTATCAGTCTTGAAGGTTGCATCAATATAGACGGTGATGACTATATCATCAAAAGAACACTGACAAGACCTTCTGCGAAGAGAAAAACAAAAACTGTGACAAACAAGGTTGAATATTACAAATTATTGCAAGACGGGACTGAGGAACTTCTTCCAGAGGAGAACCAACAAGGTGCGACAACCACGCAAACAAGCAAAATAATCAAGGAAGCTATCGGAAACGAAAGTGATTTCGACCTCATTATCAGTGCGAACGCAAAAGACCTTGATTCGTTGATTTCGCTTACCGAAACAGAAAAGGGTAAACTTTTGTCAAGATGGATTGGTTTGTCAGTTTTGGAAGACAAGGATATCAAAGCAAGGGAAAAGTGGAACAAGGAAATCAGTGTCGGAAGATACTCTGACATGTATAACAGAGCAACCCTTACAGAGGAGATTTCACAACTTGTAGAAAGAAACAAGGAGTTGGTGACTGAAAACGAAAAATCAAACAACGAAATAAAAAAATGTGAAGACAACATTAAGAATTTGAATTCAACTAGAGACGCATTATTGTTGGCAAAAAAAGCTGTTGATGAAAAACTTCTGAAGGTTGATGTAACCACCCTTAAAACTAAAATCGACAGCATCGTTGAAAACGGAAAGAAAAAAAACGCGGAAATTCAAATTCTTAAAGAGAAAATAAAAGAAATAGGCAATATTGAATATTCCGAAGAGGAATATAAGGCATGCAAGAAAAGAAGCGATGAACTCATTGCTCTCATGGCAACACTGAGAACCGAGATAAACCAATTAAAACAACAGAACACAGCATTGGAAAAAGCTGAATTTTGCCCAACATGTCACAGAAAACTTGATAATGTGGATAATAGCGGCCTTATCAAGGCAAACAACGAAAAAATCGCATCAAAAACAAAAGAAGGTATTGATGCGAAGTCTGAAAATGACAAATTATCCAAGACTATGGATGACATGTCGGAAAAACGCACAAAGCAACAGGAAAAGAATAAATTGGAATTAAACTGTTCCGCACTTGAGAATTCTATTGCACAACAAAGGCTTGAATATAAGGAAAAGACACAGCTGTTGAACGAGATAAAGGAAAATGAGGCGACCATTAAAAAGAATGCTGAAATTGATGCACAAATCAATGTCATCAACACAAACATATCAAATGAGGAAACTATAAAGAACCGTCACAATAGCTCAATTCAGACGAATAATATTGAAATGAGCAAAAACACTGAAAACATTGAACTAAAGAAAAGCTATATCGTAAAGATTGACATTGAACAAAAGACTGAAAAACACTGGAAAGTATATTTGCAAATGATTGGTAAGGACGGAATTTCAAAGATGGTTTTGAGAAACACTCTTCCAATCATAAACAGTGAACTTAACAGAATGTTATCAGACGTAACCGACTTTGAGGTCCAGGTAACAATGAATGACAAGAACGATATTGACTTCCTTCTTATCAGGGACGGCGTTACAACGAGATTGTCCGCAGCATCTGGACTTGAAAAAACCCAAGCTTCATTAGCACTTAGAGTTGTACTCGGAAGAATGTCAAAACTGTCAAGACCACCGTTTATCCTTTTGGATGAAGTTCTCGGAACTGTAGCAAGTGAGAACTACGACGATATGAAGAAACTTTATGACAAGATTGTCGAATGCTATGAATTTGTATTGCATATTTGTCATATCGATTTGGATTGGTATGATGGTAACATAGTCACTATCGTGAAAGAAAATAATATAAGTAGAATCAAAGAATAGTATGCCGACCAGAAAAGACAAGATAAATGATTTTGAAAAAAGTTCTAGACTTTACTTTAATGAAATTAACAAATTCATGCCTCTCTCAAAGAAAGAGGAACAAACCCTGTGGGAATCATATAAAGAGAAAAACGACATCAAGGCCCGCGACAAACTACTGAAATCGAATTTGAAATTTGTCGCAAGCGTCGCAAGAAAATACCAGGGTCTCGGATTGTCATATGCGGACCTTATATCCGAAGGCAATATCGGACTTTTGAAATCGTTTGACAAATTCGATTACACCAAAGGAAACAAAACAATAAGTTATGCTATCTGGTGGATTCGCCAAACCATTCTCGAAGCGTTAAAATCAAGAAACCTTATAGATGCCGACGAAATAGAGGAATATAGAAAAACAGAATCCACAGACTACGAAACGGAATCAGAATCAGATTATGAAAACCATGATTCAAATTACACAGACAATACGACAATTCTGTCCATCAAACAAAAAGATGACAAAAGTCTTGTTGAACTTCTATGCAAATGTCTAACACATAAGGAAATGTTTGTGATAAACAAATACTTCGGACTTGGTGACAATGATGAGATGACACTTGAGGCAATCGGTGATTTGATGGGATTGACAAAAGAACGTGTAAGGCAAATAAAGGAAAGGGGCTTGAGAAAATTACGTGCTGAAGCCATACAACAATCTGTTATATAGTTGAAAAAGGTTTACTTTTTGAAAAAATGTTTTTATCATTCACACTGGAGAAAACCAAAGACTTTAGTTTAGTCGTTGGATGAATCCAGCACAAATCATAAATAGTTTTTTATACATAACAGATTATTTATTATTATAATATATAACAATAAGCGGAAGGACAAACGATAGGGTCTTGAATGATGCAAGAAATATACTTCGTCGGGGCATCGGCGAATTGGTGAGCGCAAATGCTGCTGGCGTCAACGCCATCAGCGTGCATGTCTAAGCCAAGAATCCCACGAATTTATTCGTGGGAGTATGTCAAAGTTAATAAAAAAAATTAATTTTAATTTAAAATGACTGAAAAGAAACAAGCAACTAGAAAGACTACCAAGTCTTCGGATTCAACAAAAACTGGAGCTAAAAAAACAGCAGCTAAGAAAACAGCTCCAAAGAAACCAGTTAAAAAAGCTGTCATAAGTGATGATGTCGAAAAAATCATAAACGACGAACCAATTGCCAAACAGGAAAACAAGTCTATTGAGGAACAAATCAATAGTGTTAACACTGAAATCGAACCTTCAAACAAGGTTGCTGAAATCGAAGAAAAGATAAACAGAGAAATTGAACCAATTATTGAAATTTCAAAAGAAGTTGACGATGTTGTGAATTCAAAAGATGAATTTGAAAAAAATACAACCACAATGAATACTGCTGAATTGAAAAACTACACAGAACAGCAGTTAAACAAGGCTGTGTCTCTTAAAGAAAGGTTAAAAAACATCCTTAGCAGAAGCAAGAATAACCGTATCACAGGATGGTGGAACGGAACAGGTTACAACGAGTAAAAAAAAATGAAAAGCGAAGACGAAATCACAAGAAATATACTTGAAAGTATAAGAAATATAAAGAATAATGATTCATCAAATAGCGGATTGCTGCTTGAAAACGATGAAAAAGGTTCGAACAAAGCAATTGCAATCACCGATGACCCTATATTCGGAACCAACGTGCTTTCTTCACAAATAGAGGCTTTCAGGTCATCCGTGGAAAGCGGAGCGCAGTTTTCCAAACCAGACAAGGAACATGTGGAAAATTCACCGTTGATTTACCAACCGAAAACTGATAATAACGGTGGAGACAACCTCATTTTTGGCGGAACGATACCTTGTCTTGGAAACCTGCAATGGCAGTTCAAACTAAGAACTAACACTGGATGTGGCTGCTTTATATGGGTTGATGACGAAAACGGTTTGAATTTAACGAAGGATAACTTGGCTATTTTAAATAAGTTATACGGATTTTATGAAAACTGGAAAGAAGAATGGAACATTGAATCAACCGACCTTGAAAAACTCGCAAACCATATAAACGACAATATCTAATATATCTTTTAACAAATAAAATACAATGTGGATGACCAGGCTTTTTGTCTGGTCATTTTCTTTTAAACAAACTATTTATATTAGGTAAATAATCTTATATATTATAGTATCATGAAATATTTGGATAAATGCAAATATATTATAAGTGAAAACGACTGGTCGAAATCAGATATCGAGAAGATTGTCAAAGACACAATCAAAAACGACAGGACCACCAACAAGGACATTGAAAAAAAAGTGAAAAAACTTGTGGCCAATGCTGTAAACACATTATTTAGAACTTTGTGGCAACGTAGGAATTTTTACGAAAATGAAATAACAAGATAATAATGAACAGTAATGGGAAAACACAATGAAATGACCAGACACGCCTTCATGTCACACATGGAGGATTATATCAAGAAACTCTTGACCGACCCGCTAAAGGCGGATACTGACGATTTTCTTAAAGGTCATGGTTTTTCCGCACCTGAAACACTGAACATGCTTTTGAATGGTGATGATAATGATGCCATCATAATCAGAAGTGAAACAATATCAAACGGTGGATACGATGAAAACGGAAACCGACTCAAAGACAAATTTAAAATAACATACAAACTCCCAAGAAAAGATTATTTAAAAAAAATGCACAAATTATACAAAAAATTGTATGAGAATTCAAATATTGTCAATGGTGATATTTTAGCCGAAGAAGGCGAATGTGCTGGAGCTACAACATGTGACGCATCATCTGGACAATTCATACAACCGCTTGGCGGAAAGAAGGACAATGTGATAAGGAGAAAAACAGTATACATAACACAAGAACAACTTGAGGCCCTGTCTGAAATAATAAACGAAGAAACAGTAATGGATACGCCAGCGGGTGATTTCGGCTATGACGCACCATTCAACAAAGGTCATGAAAAAGACGATTTCTATAAGGAAGCAAATGACCATAAAGACATGATGAAGAAAAGCTTTCCAGGAGAGTTGGAAGAGGACATTGACATCAAACCAGAAAACAAGGGAAAATTCAATGCAACCAAGAAGAGAACTGGAAAATCAACAGAAGAACTTACACACTCAAAAAATCCACTGACACGCAAGAGGGCAATCTTTGCTCAAAATGCTGCTCATTGGGACCATAAAAAAAAGAAAAAATAAACATATAATAAAATATAAAAGAAATGGACATAGTTTACAAAGTAGGCGATTTAAAAAGGCTTATTGCGGAAAGTTCAAACGAGTCAAAGCCAAAACTTGGCGATGGCGTTGAAAGTGCCAATAAGACCATCAACGACAAGGCCTATAAAGAGTCTAAGAAACGAGCTGAAGACTACAATGGAGGCCTTAGAAAAGAAGAAGATTTTGCAAGGGGAGATGCAAAATACGAGAAAACAGACGGTAACCACACAACACTAGGTTACAATCCTGAAAATGCTTCCGATGAATATAAGAAAAGGGTAAAAGCACAGGCACTTGGTTACACTTCAGAATTAGAGGAAAAAAATGGAATTGAAAAAGCTGGTGATTATTCCGATAATGAAAATATATTCGACGGTATAACCAAAGCCGAAAAAGAAATGGATAAAAATGTTTTCAATCTAAAAAAGAGCGGTTTGCAAGCAAGCAAAATGCCAGCAGAAACATTCGAAAAGGAAACATTGTACGAAAGCACTGACGGTGTTAACATGAGACAAGCCATTAATGCCTTTAAATCAAATTTCCACGAAGCAAAATTAGATGAAAACAAGAAACTTAAAACCGTATTTTTCAAAAAGACACAATTCCTAACAGAAGGCCACATGTTATCCAAGATACCAGATGAATTCAAAAACGAAGGAGAACAATTCAAGATGAAGGACAAAACTGGTAACGAATATATTGTAGAGTGGACAAACAACAGGGGTGAAATAATCGGACACAACAACAAAAATGGTTTGACAGAATCCCTTGCAAAAATGAAAGATTTGACAAATTTCAAAACATCAACGTCACATTCTGTCAAAAATGATTCTATGGTATGTGAATCCAATTCAACCGACTCAATTTCAAAAACACTTGATATAATGAGAAGAATAAATAATTTGAAAAACTAAGTATAGCATGGCAGAAATTCCAGAAGGTTCAAACAATGCAGGAAACGTGATTGGTTGGCTTGAAAAGTTATCATCAATCATTAAAAAAATCGGTGTTCAAAACATCATAATAACCTTTGTTATGCTGTTCGTTGTTATAGTTGTTGGCCAGGTTGCATTCAATCCTGGTGGGATTGTAAAAAAGATTGAAGAAATACAAAAGGAACAACACGAAGAACTGATAGCCAAACGGCTAAGCATAAACAACAGCATGCGTGAAACATTAATCGACTTAAAAGCCATGACAAATGCAGACAGAGTTTTCGTATTCGAAACACATAACGGAGGCGAAAACCTAAACGGACTTCCGTTTATATATGCAGACCTTACATATGCGGAGCCAAAAAAAACAACATCATGGCTGATTGACGAATATAAAAATGTGAGAATCGCCAGATACGGTATTTCCAATAAACTTTACAATGAAACATTCTTATATTTATCATTGGAACAAATTAAAGAATTGGATATGGAATTGTATTACAGACTGGAAAAAGAGGGTGTACAACAAATAGCTCTTATGGTCATGTATGGACATAAAAACCCGATAGGTACCATCGGAATAAGCTATACCGACAGCAAGAACATACCATCCGAAAGTGAAATTAAAAAGGCCCTGACACAACAAAGCCACTGTATATCACAAATGCTTACAAGTGATTAAACAACCCAATATAAAAAAAAGCAATGACCGCATGGAATTGAAATCATGCGGTTTTTTATTGCTTTTTAGTTTTAAAAAATGTATATTTATTACACAAACATTTTAAAATGGAGATACAAGAAAGAATATCAAAAATCAAAGAATATTTCCAAAAAATGGAAATAGTAACAATTGATGGAAAACAAGTTATTTACGTTGGCGTCGATTTTCCAAAAGGTTGGATTATTGACGAAACATTAAGTGAGCAATACAATGTTTCAATATTGGATGGGCAAGACGGTTTCATTTATTTCGCATGCAATATCGAAGATGGTATTGAAAATGTGTTTGATGCAATTGACAAGAACATATCAAAAATGAAAGATGCAATTGAAAGGGCTAAACTATTGACCGAAAAAACAAAGGAACTGAAATCACTCTTTGAAAATGAAGCAAACAGTGTTGAAGACTTGAAAAGTCTGAAATTCATTTTCACGCAAACAGAAGTCCAACAAGCAGAAGAAATCCTTGTACCACAAAAGAAAAAACAAAACAAGCAAAAAAACACTAATAACATAGAACAAAAAGAAGCCACAAATGAGTAACTGTATGATTGTTTTTCTGTATTGTATAGCCGCATATGGTTTGTCAAACATGATGGTGTTCGGTAGCGGTCCATTTAAGATTTTTGAACATATAAGAAACATAACTTCCTCAATTTCGGAGCATTTCGGTTCAATGTTTCAATGTATGATGTGTTTTCCAGCCAATGTTGGGTGGGCTGTAAGCTTAATTGACTGGTTTTTTATAAAGTCAATTGCCATCACACCATTCAACATACTTCTTGCTGGAACAAACCTTTGGTGGCTCGCATTATTGTGTGACTGCTGCTTCACTAGCGGAATAGTCTGGATAACACATAATGTCGAAAGCTTTTTCGAAAGCATAGCCGAAGGCACATCATCAGTGCAAGAACAAGATAATGATACAATACAACTAAACGATTGAAACATATGGACCCGTTAACCAAAAAAGAAATCAATGGCTTAAAGTCAGATATACAAGCCAAAAATGTTGCAATAGAATCATACAAGGTTATGTTTGCAAAACAATTGAAAGATTATATTGGACCAGAAATTGACAATACATTGTCAAACATTGATTCAAACAATCAAACAATAAAAAAACATGATTTGTTTCATAAAATATTGAACGCACTTACATTATGGTGCAGAAAAAACCCATAAGCATGTTGCAATAATAATCTATCAAAGTCAGATAGGTTAAATAATAGTAATATAAATCATATAAGACAAACATAATTTTTTATTTTTTTATGAAGATATCGTCAAAAACGGTGTCTTTTATTTTTATGCACTCATTTGTCACAATATTTTCCATCGTATAGTCTACATGCTTCTTGTGATGCATGACCATTCTGATTTTGAAAACAATCTCTGGATTGTGTTTTAGTCTGAATTCCTGGTGCACATTGTATTTACTATCCATAGGCTTTTTTTAATAAATAGTTGCTATTCGTGTGTCATATAATATGTCTGGTTCCTCATGTGCAATTTTCTCAAACTCCAACCAGTTAACGCTACAAGGTCCTTTTCCAACCAAGACCTTTTCTCACTTCTTTCCGAATAATCACCAGCAAATATGATTTGCTTTATCTTTGCTTTTTTGACGCGAGCAAGCATCATGTTGTACATTTTCACAGCATAGCCCTCACATTTGCAGATTATCAAGTCAATATTTCCATTGTCATCTTTGATAACCAATTTATTCATATAGGTCATTACCCGTTTGAAATCATACATTGTGTCAATATTTGATAATAAAACATTTTCATATATCCAATTGAAGTCTTTTCTCTCACTTACCTTATCCATACCAAACACCCAAAAATCCTCCTCAATGTTATATTTGAATTTATCAATAATCTTCCAGTCATCACTGGTACTTTTGACCGTTTTAACCCTTCCATATTCATCCCTGAAATAGACAGGGCGTTCCGTCTGGTCTGTCGTTAACAAAACGTATTCATTGATATAATTCTTCGCCATCTCATCACCAGCGTAAAAAGTTTTCGGAAATATGATTTCTGGCTGGTTATTTCGAAGCTCTTCGAATGCCTCATATGCCTTTTCCTTGTATCTGTATTTTCCAACAACCTTTCGTTGCTTGTAATTTGTACATGATACTATCTTGTATGAAAAAGGGGGAAGTTTTTTGTAAACCCTCGGCTTTTTAACCTTTGGCCTCTTCCACTTTTTCTTTCTCCCTATTTTCTTCGGCCTTCCCACCTTTCTCTTTTTTGGGGCATTAAGCTTTTTAAGCCTTTCCCGCTCCCTTTTCTTCCGCTTCTTTTCCTTCTCTTTCTCAAGTTTTTTCTCCCTTTCCTTTTGCCTGCGTAATTTCTCCCTTTCTCTTCTTTTTCTGTTTTTTTCGGCGTTTTTCTTTTTAATACGCGCACGGTATTTGCGCATATAAAGATTCCATTTCTCTTTCCTTATCCGCTCCTTTTCCTCTGGACTTAAAATTTCTCCTTTAGCCATTTGTTTTTGTTAAAAAAATTCTGTATATTAAAAGATAAGTTATAGAACATAAATAATAAACAAAACTTTTAAAGTAATGACAAGATATTCAAACCCATCAGAAGAGATGGAAAAGATTGTTAAAGAAATTTCAGACGAATTAGGACTTAATGTAAACGGTATTGACTTCCAACCACTATGCGTTAGTAATCTGAAAGAAGTTTGCAAAATTGTAAAAGCCAATGAATTGGCTGAATATGCATCGGATAGGGATGGCCTTATCTTTATTCTATGCAACGAAACAGCTTTTGAAGGCGCAGATGCTCAAGGACATCCGTTCGCTGACGAGAAAACCAAATACATGTGGATTCGAAATGAAATGGAACGTGTTTCCTATGACTATGAAAAGGAAAAAATCATTATGTCCAGCCCTTCAATCAACATTCCTGTTTGTTTCTATGAGAAATACAAGGAAGCGGCAATCAACTCCTCGTTGCTTGGACACCATGTTCTAGCTCAAATTGAAGAGAAGAAAAAAGAGGAGGCTGAACAGAAAAAGGCTGAAAAACAAAATAAGAAGAAACACTAATTCAATGGAAACAAAAAAGGGTGGTAATCATACCACCCTTTACTTTTATTATTGATTTTGTTTTTAGTAATCACCGCAATCAACTATCAATTCTGACAAATCTATCGTAGCTATTCTATCTGTTACTGATGTTTTAGCTCCGCTTTGTGTATGATTTTCATTAGCATTTGACACTGTTCCCATTTGCAAATCTTTAACAGATTCCGTTGCAGCACTTTCAATAGCAATGGTTGAAGCTGACAAACCTTGTATTGTCGTATCAATAGTATCAAGTTTATTCTTTGTTGTAGCACTCGTCCAATATGTCTCTTGTATTGCTGTAGTCGGCATATATGTGCTTGAAGCACTTGTCATGGTAAGATACGTATTTTCAGCACCAGATTGTGACAAGAATATATTATTGGTATCACTCTTTGTATAATAATTTTCAACAACTTGGCCACTGAAACCACTAACACTACCGCTTAAAGCACCAAGGTCTCTTTGCAAATTAGAGATATCGGTCTCCATGTTGGTGATTCCACTAGTTTTGTTATCAACATATTCTTTGGTTGCATATGCACTCAAGTCGATTGTACCACCAAGAGCATCCCAGGTGTTTCCTGTTTCATTCCAAGCATAGTTTGTGCCAGCTGGAGTATATCCAGTTTCTCCAATAGTACCGTTGGCATTCACAACATTATAAACATCACCATTTTCTTTGTTAGTGATTGATGCAAGTTCTGAATAGTTTGTTACAGAACCTTTATAGCGATAAACATTGGCAACCTTCAAGTTAACATAATTAACAACATTACCGCTTAAGGTCTTAACAGCAGCTGAAGTTGAAATAACAGCTCCACTAACATCTTTAATATGCTGGTCGATTGTATCTAATTTACCTTGAGTGGTTGCGCTATCCCAATAACCTTCATGAAGATGAGTTTCAATATTACCACTTGCGGTATTAACATAAGTTATTGCACTGGTATATTTTTTGTTTGCATCATCCTTGGTTTCATAAGTTGCTTCAAGTGTATCAAGTTTTGCTTTATTTGCAATAACAGTTGCTGACAAGCCACTTGGTTGTGCCTTGATGCTTGTCATATCAGTTTCCAGACTACCAATACGTGTATCTAAAGCATCTTCAGCGCCTGTAGCCCTTGAGGTTTCAGCTTCAATTGCACTTACAACATTAGCAGAGGTAGCATAATCAGCAATAACAGTATCAACATATGATTTTGCACTATTCACAGAAGCAGCTGAAGCAGCGGCAATAGCACTGTTCATTTGAGCTGTTGTTGAATAGTCGGTTTCTACCTTACCGCTAAATTCTTTTAATTCTTCAACATCATCTTGCAGTTCTGAAATATCAGTTGCATTTTGTGTTATACCACTGTTAAGGCCATCAGTTATCGTCTTAACTTGACCACTTGTATAATAAGTCGATGCGGCTGAAGCTATTGTTAAATACGTTGCTGATGCTGCGGATTTAGCTAGATAAATTGTTTCAACATCACCACTTGTGTAATAAGTGGTTGCGGCTGATTGCATTGTGAGATAAGTGTTAGGTGCCGTGGTGTTAATGTAAGTGTCGGTTGCTGATGACAAATTACGAACATCCGTCTTAAGTTGACTTATATCACCAGTTGCACCTGAAATAGCGTTATGGATTGACGTTTCCACCTGTCCAGATGACATAAACCATGCGACTTTGTCATCGTCAATTTTCGTACCAATCAAAGGCTGTTCTGGTGCATGAATAACAGTAATTTCACCATATGAAAGTCCGCTTGCTATCCCAGCTTCGTTATGCATAGATAAAACGTTCGGACTATGGTAATTAATCAGTTTCTGTTTTTTTCTTGCCATATTTTCGAATTTATTTTTTTATGAATTATTTCTTATTTTCTTCTCAAATAAATAGTCTATTTTTTATTAAAATTCTTGATTATTGAGTGAAGTTGGTTTATTTTTGTTGTTATGGTTTCATACTCCTCTTTGGTGATGTTAACATACTCTGTATCTGAGGTTTCTTCAATCGATTCACCAAGTGTGAAGCTCATTCTTCTTCCCATTCCAAGCACACCTGCTGGTGTTCCTATTGTGTATTCGGACTTAAAGAATCTTATGTTGAAAGAACCGATTTCATTCGAGTGTTCGGAATCATAGTATAACGTCACAATCTCATTATCCACAAGGTCATAGTCGCTTGAAACGAGCATATATCCGTCTGGGTCGTAGTAAGCTAGAATCATGTTAGCACCACGCTCACCTGCACCATAAATAGTTCCTTGTGTAATCTCAGCATGTGAGTTGTCATAACATTTCACATATATTGCATCCATAATCTGTTTGCCGTAAATCAATTGGAAATGCTTGTCGCTTTGAAGCGGAGTAACCCAGTTCACACCAGCAGCAGTTGAATCGTAACCAACAGCATTGTAAGGAACAAACAACATATTGCTGGCACTTGCATTACCGACATTTGTAAACGGGTTGACTGTTCTCAGTGTAGGAGCATTTATGGAAGCGATTGTAATTGTATTAACGTTAGATGCATTATAGAAAGCAATACCTTGGATTGTGGAAACTTCACCCAAAATTGTTATTGACTGCAAATTCGAGCAGTATTGGCAAATACCCTGACTAATAATAGTAACACCATCAGGTATTGTTATTCCAGTAAGGTTTGTACTACGGAAAGCATAGTTTCCAATACTTGTAACCGTGTCTGGGATATCAATACTTGTAATACCTGCACAATCTGCGAAGCATTCGGCACCAATCTGTTGCAATCCTTCATTCAATGTGACAGCTGTCAACGAAGAGCCCCTGAATGCTGAACCACCCAATACTGTAACGCTATCAGGAATTACAATACTTGTGATGTGGCAGTTTTCAAATGAGTTCCCTCCGACAGTTGTAACCGTATTCGGTATTGTGTAATTGTCTATTGCACTAGGAACACGCCAAAGTGTAGACATATCACTTGTGAATATCACACCGTCTGAAACAACCGCAACGTTTCCGTTGTCTTCAGTTGGCAAAACAAATTCCTCGATATTAGGACAGTTTGTATAGAATTGCGGGAAGTTCTGGTTGACAATGACATTTTCATCATCTTCGTTTGTGTATGAGAACACAGGTATAAAAACAGTCTTAAGCTTAGGACAATTAAACAATGTGTTTCGTTGGTCCGTAATATTTGAAGAACTTGGATTCATGCTTGAATACTTGATATATGTCGGAAACTTAACCGTTTCAACATTTGCACAATCCTTAACAACGTTATAACCAGCACTTGTCAATGTTTCTGGTAAGTTTATCTCAGCCAAACTGTTACAACCAACAAACACATTACTTGCATAGTAGTTTCCACCAGCTTGTCCACCGTTGTCAAATGTTTCCACGCCATAAGGAATTTCAATCTCAAGCAATGATGTACAACCGTCAAACGTATGTGTTCCAAACGTCTTGATTGAACCCTCGTTAGGTAGATAGATGTGTTCCGTTTCGTTACAATTGTAGAATGTATATGTTGGAAGTTCTGTAAGGTTGACAGAATTTCTCAGGTCTATTGTGTTTATCTTCGAATCCTCAAACACATGAACGCCCATACCTCTTGCACCAAGTGTTGTTGGAGAAACAAGTGTTCCCATATTCTGAACACCAAAGAAAGCATAATCGTTAAGAGTTGTGACGTTATTTACTTCATACAAATCAACATACGCCTTGTTTGCTGGGTATTTTATCAATGTAGCCATTCTTCCATCAAACAGGACGCCGTCTATAGTCATATAGATGGTCTGTGCGCTTGACAGAATGAATTCCTCATAGTTTTTACCATATAGCAACTGTAGGTCTCTTGAAACGTTTAATTGTGGAGGGAATGAAAGTACTTTAAGTTTGTTTGTTGTTGATGTCCTGCTCCACTCTGTTTGTTCAAAAGCGTTCTTTTCTATGATTGTTAATGAATCAGGCAATATCAACACACCATCACCAAGTTCAGCATCGCGCAACAATGCATATGTGAAGTTTGTATCACCAAAAGCAAAATTCCTTATTGCTGTTATGTTTTCACCCAAAATAAGTTTTCCAAGTTTTTTGCATCCCAAGAAACAAGATTCTGGAACTTCTGTAACAGCAGACGGAAGCTCGTTTCTATAAACCGTTTCCCCATTTCCCTTTTCTCCGCAGTTCAACAAAACATCGGTAAGTTCCTGGCATCCGTTGAATGTACCATTTCCAAGAGTTCGAACAGTTGTCGGCAAGACAATTGTGGTTAGCTTTGAATTCTTGAATGCATTTTCCGAAATATCAACAACATTGATAAAATACTGGAATTCGTAGAATGAGAATTTTTCGGTAATACCGCTGAATACTCCACCGATGCTTGTGATAGCCTCAGCCTGGTCTTTTCTCATAGCATCTGGACTTCCGTTTGTCCATCCTTGTTGATAACACTTAGCCATGACAACTGGATTGGATTCACTTGTCATAATGACATTTTCATTGAGAATCAAAACCTTGATTGATGTTGAAACATTTGTGGAGTTGTGGTTTGTTACAAATGTCTTGATAAACAACGGCTCGGAAGTTTCTGGCTGGTTCTGATTTGTCTTAATGGTGAAGCGTAAATCATGGTCACCAGAAGGATAATACTCATCAATATAGTTACTAATTCCTGAACCACTTAATTCCCAAGAAACATTATAGCTTCCGATAGGTGGAACGTTGCTATTCGTAAACAATTTCAATTCAAATGTATATTCTTTGTTTTTGTACAATGAAGTTTCACCAATGATGTTTGAAGTTGTCGCATATGTCGGGTCTTTAATCTTGAATTGTGCAACAGAAACACAATCATTGAATTGTCCTATAATCTTCATATTAACAAGCAACAACAAATCTGTATCCCTATTGGTCACAATCTCGTCAGTCGAAAGCACTGCTATTTGTTTTCCATTTTCGTCTACAGTGTTTGTAAGGGTTATTCCCTGTCTTACTGTACTCAAATCTTCGACTGGCAAGTATTTTTTACCAGTAAGAACATCCTCAATCACTCTTTCATCCTCTTCGGGTGTAAGCTCTGTTTCACGTACAATATAATATTGTATGTCAGGATTCAGGTCTGCAATTGCGCTTTCAGAAGGATATATTGTTCTTGAAATTGTAATTGTTTCACCAGCAACTATCTCGTTTTTCGGTAAGTCGATAAATACACTGTTAGGGGTTTTGATATACAATGAACCCATTGTTTCGGAGAAGCAGTTGTCACCAAATATGTGTATGATTTCATTAATATTATCCATTGACAGGTTACCACAAGCCGTAATATCGATATAACCTCTCAAATTGAAGTTATTAGGTTTGGCATAGTCCCTGAAATTCCTGAATATCAACAAGTCTGACAATTTTGAGAAACTCCAGTTGATATCACTGACATCAATCTTGCATTCTCTATATAATGCACCTGCATTTGCAGAAGCCTCAATTGAATTAATCCAAGGTTTGATGATGTTGTTGTAATATGTCATACCAACTCCAGCGTTGTTGCTTAAGGTAAAGCTATCCAGCGTTGTGTTCGGTGTATATTTGAAGTCAGTAACAAGATTGTTAATACCAATGTCATTCATTTCGATTGTTGCAATCGTGTTAGGAAGTTCAATAAGGTCAAAATTACAACCATTCGCTGGAACGAAACTACCCAATGAGCTTCCGTTCGCCTTCAAAGTGTGAATATTTTTGAACGATGACAAAGGAACAGTTTTGATACCGTTATAGTTAGTGATGTCGAGATATTCAAGGTTTGTCAGAGAAGCCCATGTTGAAGTAGCGATACCTGTCATCCTGTTTACCACATTGGGGTTACCTATGATGAGTTTTTTTAACAAATTCGCCACATTTGTGTCTCCAACATGGAACTCAAATGAACCAGCGGCTACCTTATAAGCAATACCTGAAAAGTCCAAAGTTGACATTTTATTTATTGCATATATGTAAACAGGGTCTCCTTGCACTTGATTCGTGTCGAACACAAAATCAATTGCCTCTCCTTCTTCTCTAACCATGTTGCTCTCGTAAATCTTCTTCTGTTGTCCCCACGCGAAATAATAGTCAGTACCAGCACTTGCACGAATGGTGTCTCCAGCAAAACAGTCGGTTTTAAGTTGTACATATGTGTTTTTATAGTCACCAGACAACCATTTTGCATCAAGCAGGTTGAAATGGTTTGCAATCCACCAGTGTCTGTGAGACCTACGTGTACCCTGTAACATCCATAGGTTGTTTACTGGATTTCCGCTCATATCACCGATACCTTTTGCCGCCTGTATATATTTATATCTTTCGTTTGCATTGTAAATTCTCTCACACCATTGTTCTGTCTGGTTTGTGTCGAATTCCTTAACCATATTATTATAGTTAAGTCCGAAAGTGCTCATTGCATTGTCAAGGTCACGAACCATGCGCATGAATTCATCATCTCTTTCAAGGTTATTCCATAGAGTTGAATCATGACCCATCATGGCATAGGTGTTTACATCGCCTTCTTCATTGTTGTTGTCGTCTTCGATGATGTCATTTGCACCATCAAGTGTTTGCCTGTCCAATTTCCAGTCAAATGCAATTTCACCGTTGTTTCTCAAACCGAACAAACAGTCGTTATCATAGTTAAGGAAGAACCATTTCCTGTATTTGTTATCACTTCTATTGTCATATTTTCCATTACCGTCGGTAAATAACATAGTGTTTTTAACAAACTGGTCCACAGCTCCATATCTCATAAGATAAATGTAATAACCAGCAAGTTTCCACACATCGAAGTGTTCCCACTTTTCGGTTTCAAATTTTTTCTGTCTGTTTTCGGCATTATCTTCAAGATTTACACCCTCAGCATATTCGAACGAATCTTGGGTATCAACTGTATAACCGTATTGATAATCATTGATTCTCTTTGCAAACGAAGCGTCTATATTCAACGTTCCGTTGTAAATTGTATCGGATTCATGTCTTGTTGAAACAAGCCATTTACTTAATTCATACAATGGAGAGCCGACAGAAGCGTCATACCATTTCTTTCCATCAACACCATAATCATCAGGGTCTGGATATCTTGACTCATATGTTGACGCCCAACCAACTTCAGGGTCTTCCCAATTGTCAATTGTCTTGAACAATGAAATTGGATTGGCGTTTTTCAAACCCTCCCAACATTCAACCTTTGAAGCATCATAAATAAAGGTGTCTTCGTCGTCTGGTTTCTCAATATCCTCAAAGCCGAAAACCTCATATGAACCTTTATCATTTATAAAGTTATATTGGCCCATAAAAACAAGATTGTTTGTTTTATGTGACGTTCTATAGAAACAAACCATTGGGAAACCATCAACCGCCGTTCTTATATCGTCCGCATTTTCAGCATGACATATTTTTTGTGCATCTGTACGGCAAACATATTTCTTTTGTGCTTTGATTTCTTCAGTGTTGTTATTTATCTTACAATGTGCGCCATCTGCTCTGTTGTATTCAATATATTCTCTAGAATCAACCAACGCAGAATCCTTATATGTGTTATTCGTATATCCAGCATCCAAAGTTAATTCAAATAGTGTATTTTCAAAAATATCATTCCAACTACGTCCAGCGGCAACATTGTGTGAACAAGATGATTCCATAAAATCAGCCTTAAGTGTCCATTTATCCGCTTTATGACTTCCTTCTTTAAATCTATATTTACCCTTTTTCAAAGGTTTTCCTTCATAATCAAACGTGAAGCAATTACCGTTCAAATCACCAACATCAAGTTGTTTGCCCGTCCTCTTGTTTCTAAGCATCAAATTGCTTATCTGTGAATTCGGGTCAAGTTCATAAATTGATGCGGCATAGATGTCTTTATTGAAATTCTTGTCTTTTGTACTTAATTTGAAGTTTTTACGGGGATAACCCAATGAAGATGTACCCTGAAGTTTCATTCTGCAATTAAAAGATACGAAATTTCTTGCTGGTTCCTGCCTGTTGATATATTCCACATCAAAATATCTCCATTTTTTATCCTGCCCGTTTTTGGCTAATTCACCCATATCTCCTGTGAAAATCATCACAGGAAGTTTGTTTGCCACTTCATCAAAACCGATTTCGTTTGTGCCAGGTTTTAATACATTGTTTTTTTCATATATTGTCTGTACATCATCAGAATCAACAACATAATTGTTAAATGCTTCATCAACCGTTATTGCTTTGTTATAAACACGGATTGAACGCAATCTCACCTTGCACAAGCCGTCAGGATTACCTATTTGTAAAAATGCGTCAGAATACAATTTGTCAGTATCCTCATACAAAGCGGCACGCTCAAGAACACCATTGACAACAATATAAATCAAATTGCCGTCCTCATGATTTCCAACCTTATTTCCGATAAAGGCGATTTTAAGCCTTTCATTGTCTTTATATCTCGTGTTTATGGAAATACCATCCTTTGTTGAAAATTCAGCTTTTGTGGATGTCACCCTGAAATAAGCCGAAGGTTTCTCTGGAATACTATTGAAACACTCACATATAACCGCATTGTCATCTTCAATGTCAAAAGTTTCAAGGTCTATTTCAATTGTACCGCCGTTTCTCTCCCATTCATTTATCATTGGCTGGATATTGAAACCAACCGTGGCACCATTTGAAATAACCAACGATTCAGTGTTTGAATCCCATCCACACTGTTCACTCCAAGTGAAATTGTTAAATGTGGCTTTATATTCATTACCGTCGTTACCAATACAAGACCAGTTATCACGATTCAAATCAGTGTTTCTTCTTCCTTGTGATTGGAGTTTCAACAACAAGCCGTCAGTTGTTTCCCTTATACCCATATCAGTTTCCTCAACATCAAAATATACAGTATATTCGAACAACCTGTTATCTTCATCGTCGAGGGCATAGACAATCAAAGGCTTCGCATAGCCATAATCCATTGGTCTGAACATAAATGTGTTTATTTCCCCGTTTTTGTCGACCACTGTTTTGGTTATGACATCTCCAGCGAATTCAAAATTAACAACCAGTTTTCTCTCCCTGTAATCGTACATGGACCAGTCAAAATGAATTTGTTCGAATTGTTTGGTATATACAGTCAATGCGGCACCATTCAATGCAATTAATTGTGTGTTCGGTAGCACCAATGACATCAAAAATGAAGGTGCGACATTTCCGTCAACCGCAAATGTATAATAATAAATGTTTGATTTGAATATTGTGCCATCATTAGCTCTAACATATGCATATGTTTGCAATGTGTGCAATCCAGGTTCCAAATCGGAAATATTCAAATTCGCTGTACTGTCTTTTCTATAATCGGCAATTACGGTGCTTTCATATGGATTCACTTCAACACCATCAATATAAAACACCAAGTATTTTGTGTCTGTACATTCCACCATATACGGAACAGCAATAGTATTTCCTGTTTGAACAACATTGTATTCAAACATTGTTTCATACGACAAATCAAACAAGTTGTACGTTACAATAAACTGAGATGTAGTCTTTGTTGAAAGTCCCGTTATGGCGATAGTTATGGTATTTTCACCGTTACGCAAATACCTATCCAAAACCTCACTGGTCACTGTTGTCCAACCATCACCATTCATTTGAACTTCATTCGTATATTTTTGGACAATTCCTTGTGATAGGAACGAATATTCAATTGATGCTCTGGAATCTGAAATCATCCCATCCTTGTCGGAAATCATAAATTGAAATGATATGGTGTTTCCTGTTGTTCCATTAATCACACTATAAGACCTAACAAGAGTTTCAGTATTGATTCTGACACTGAAATTTGATACGGTCTCAAATGATGACAATGCCAATAATTCGTTACCAGTCTCTATAAATTCCTGCTTGTCATCATCGTTTGAGAAACAATAAACCTTGTTTCCACCCTCTGGCTTGTATATAGAACCTATTTTACCCCATAATTCACTTTTGATGAATTCCTGCACCCTATAACCTGTCACAGGCAATCCACTGGTACTGAAATCTCCACCCCAGTCGGTTGTTCTGTTTATTTTTTCGTTGTAAGTATTTGCCATATTTTATTTGTTAAAAAATATTTTAATTTTCATTTTTCCAACCATCGCTATTGCTCCATGGATATTCATTAATCCAATATCCGTTAGCAAAACACGATTCTGATTCTTCTTTTTTTAGTTTATATACCAATGATTTACCATGGTAAACCTCGACAATCCGAAGCTTACCATGATAAATATCAGTTATTTGATGACCACCCTTTATAATCATTATATAATAAGTGCAAATTTTTATTCACCAGGATTCGTCTGTTCTGGTTCTGTTGAAGTGTTTTCAAGCTGTGCCACCTTTGCTTCAAGTTGTGCAACTCTTTCAACAAGACCAAGAAGCTCGCTGATTTTGACTCTGATTTCAAAGGATTGGCCTTCAGCTAAAAATGCATTATATTTTGCTGTAAGTTCTTCATCTGTATAGGTACCAGAATGTTTTGAACGATAATTAGCCATAAATGCAGACAAGTCTGGAACCTTTTCAACGTCTGCAACATTATTACCGAACGAATACACTATTTCACTGTCTTGACCTTCTCTATCACCGTTTTTAGAAATCTTTTGTTCAAAAACGACTTCATTTGCATCAGTAGACAAAGTGTTTGTTGAAAGTAAAATATCATCCATTTTGTGGTCAACATCCTCACCATTTTCTTCATAAGTCCAAACAGTTTCAATTTTCTTTCCAGCAAATTTTATTTTACTATCTGTTTCAAGATTAATGTTGATTTCGTTTTGTGACCACAATGTCGATTTTTTCCATATTGGAGTTTTTTCCCAACCAGCAATCAAAGAACCTTCTTCATCGTATTCTGGTGTTTGACTATCGTAATACTCTAATTCTTCTTGTGTTAAATCGTTCGGATTTTTAATAGCCTTTTTCTTTATTGGTGTTGTTTCTCCATATGCTATTGAAATGTTTTTAGTACCCTGGTAAACATATTTTGTTGGGTCTTCATAAAACGATGCTTCACCGTTACCGATTAAATAATATTGATATGCACCCTCTGGAACATTGAAAGTCAAATTACATCCTGAAGTATAAACGATTGTGTCTATCGGAACAACAGTAGTGTTGTCGGCAAGAGTTGTCTCTATTACTGCTTTATAATAAACTTTATTCGGGTCAGAGTAAAATGCTTCATTTGAATAGTTGATAATTCTGTCGCCTTTTGCGTGTGGCACACCATATTCATCAACAGTTGTTGCTGATTTAGGACTTGTCAATTCCCATGTGTATTTTCCAGTTACATCAACAGCAAAATTACCTTTGCTCTTACCCATCTTCAAATATTGGATTGTATCAGGCAAAGCGTCAATATAACGTTTGTCAAGAACCCATTGTTCTGTTGCCAACCCAGTTGTGTCGATATGCGCCTCGCTGATTGCTGAAGCAACAACATCTTCAACCTCTGATTTTGTTACAAATACACTTGTGTCTATTTCACCGTTTAAAGCCTGTCTTGCAACCTCTGCGCGAATTGTTTCATCAAGGTTACCGCATTTTTTAGCTGCGTCTATAATTTCATTCCAAGTGGCTTTCGGAGTTGAAGCATTGATAACATCTTTAAAATCATCACTTTGAGTTGGATAGTCGGTCTTACCTTTGAGGTCGGTCGTTGGAGTGTTACGTGTTACGCCGTATACATTTGCATCTCCTTTGAAACGATAATCCCCACAGAATAATGAAGCGTGTTCGTTGTTGAAGGTACCAAATTCAAGACCCTTTCCTCCTTCTTTGTTATACGCTGGTATTGCACCAATTTCTGAAGTTCTGTCACTTTCGAACTTTATTTTATTTTCTTTTCCATTGCTGTCAGCTCCAGCTATTTGTAAAGCAATACCACCATGGTCATGGCATCTCATATCAATGGCACGCGCTTTCACTTTAAGGTAAATAGGACCTGTTGAGCCAACTTGTTCTCCGCCATTCCATTTATCATTGCGCACTTTAACATTGAATTCATCAATATCAAATTCACTAGTGTTTGCCTTTTGTGTGTCAACGGTAAGCTCAGCGGCATTCAATTTCAAACCGACAACACGTGTATTCTTTGGCATTGCACCATTGCAAACCTTAATTCCATATTCATTAATGTCAACACTGTTTTGTTCACAATCGAGTTGCAAAGGCTCACCATCGCCAGGTTTGACCTGTATTGCATCTCCAGCAACAAGGTTTAGTTTTTCACCACCAGCGGCTGCTGCATTTATTTCAAAATTATTGCTTGTATTCACATATATTCCATTTACACCAAGTGCGGTTTCAGCCTCAATTGCATAGGTTGCCAAATCAGCTGATGCTGCATAAATATCAAGAAGCACTTCTTCACCAGTGCTTTTCTTAGCTTTAAATTGTTTTACGTATGCCATATTTATTAATTTTTATTAATTATTCTATAATGTGATTATTCCGTTTTGTTCATCAATTTCAACCGTTCCCAAATTTATTGATGCAGAGTCCTCATCATATGTGTCATTAATGATTATTGTATCATCATCTATATCATGGTCTGGTGTGTCACTATCGCTGCCAGCAAGCCAATCAACAACAATCACACCATCACCCTCGTCTTCAATCGTTCCAATATACAACGATGGTGCTTCTCCCGTTGATGAACCGTCGTCATATGGATATCCATCGCCAAATATAACCGTGTCTCCACTTATTATGGTTCCTCCACTTTCTGGCTCTGGCGTTGGTTCTGGGCTATCACTCTCGTATATACAATAAAAATGGTCATCACTATAAGATATATATTGGTCGTTCACAACAACACTTCCGCTTGTAATCAATGTCAGGTATTCTTGGTATGTCATTACGAAATGGTCGTTGTTCTTTACAATGCCATCTATTTTGTCTTCGATTGTATCAAGTCTTGTTCCAGCTGAAATGGATTCCAATTCACTAATCCTTGTATCTGCTGAAATTGCCTTAAGGCTTTCAACATCCGCAACCAATTGCGGGTCAACATCGGAAGGATGTTCTTTTATCCATCTCTCTATCTTTCCAAGTGTATTGAAATCAGTCGAAGCCGAATCAACCAATTTCTCGATTTCACCATTCACAATCTCCTTCACCTTTTCCTCGTCAATATCAATGCTGATATTGTCTATTTGTTCCTGAAGATTGGTTATATCACTTGCTGATGCAAAATTAGCTGTAACCCAACCTTTTAAATCTTGAATAATCCTATCTGTATCAACATCAATGTCTCCACTCCAAGAACCTATCTTAACAGGCTCGTGATTTGTATTAATGACATAAATACCTTCATTACCCGCCTCATTGCAAATAACAATCTCACCCAAATATTCAAAATTCAAGTAATGAATGTCCGAAGCGTTTGATACATGCTTATTTATTACTTGTCTAGCCATATACTATTTTTCTAAAAAAATTCTTTACATATAAATAGGTAGAAAAACAAAAAGGCGGTATTAAATACCGCCCGTTACAAATGAAAAATCAATTTTAAACTTCATCACCATCACCAAAAGGAATTGCACTTTTTGATATTTCTTTTTCAATGTCGGTTATCGCCGAATTGCTTCTGTTGATATTGTTAGCCATTGTTTTAAAGACGGAATTCGACTCACCTCCAAGTTCTTCATATGCCACTCCGTAATCTATTGTCATTGTCTGTAATATATCCCTGTTTGAGTTCATCCACGCTTGTGATTCCGTAACTGTTTTATATGAATTAACCATCATTTGCAGAGTTATATCCCCGTCATCTGTTGACAAAATGTTTCTCATATCGTCAATATTTCTTACCGCTTCGGCATTTGTAATTTCAAGTCTTTCATTAAGACTTTCAAGTCTGTTTGTGGTATCATCAAGTTCTTCAATTGCATTACTGACACATGCGCTTGCAACCGACTGAACATTGGTCACTATTGTTGTATTATTAAGCATCACCTCCTGTCTCAACTGTTCAATAGCTTGATTTATCATAGTTTGAATATTATTGTAATCTGTCTGTGTGAGTCTTGAAACCAGAGTGTTATCAGCATCTTTACCTGTTAGCAATACAAGCCTTGACAAATCATCGTTGGAAACATTGTAATATTGTGAATAATCACCAAGATTGTATCCATAAGCCGCTTCCACCTCTTCTTTAAGTGAATTGAATGCATTTTCATATTCAGATTCCGTGTATTGGTCGATTATGTGCGACATGTCCAACAGTTTGTCGGTGTCTGTAATCCTGTTCCTTATGTATTTGTTAGTTTCTTCGGATGGTATAAGATATGCGTATTTGCCAGAACCAACCTTCCAACTGAAAATTTTAGACATATTTGTTTTATATTGAAATCACTTGTTATTATTCTTGAATCATTCCGCTTACCATATTGTTTTCGACGTCATATTCGCCTAAAACGGTTTCGTTTTCTGGAACCAAGGAAACACCGTCACCTGTCGCTGTGTGTGTCGGAATTCCGTATCCGAATCCATAATCAATTGGAATTGCATTTGCATGGTCTCCGTCAAATGTGTATCTGAATATTGTTGTTGACGGAATCATGTGTTCCAAATAAGGCATGACAGCATTTACGATATAATCCCTGAGATACTGATTTCCGTTAGTGACAAAATTTATGTTAAAGTTTTTGACATTTACAACCGAAAATGATGCTGGTTCGTCAAAATTTGTTGCGCTTTCTTCTTGTTCTGGTACTGTCAACATGGAGTAAAATGAATCGGCGGCGGACCAATTGGACGGTTCATCATCAGCGTCCGCTTCTCCTATTGTAACCAAAACTGGTGATTCAATTCCATTGGTATCATCATCCTCACCAAGTCCAAAAACCATATCGTCATTAGGTATGACATTCCTTCTTTCCTGGTCTGATATGAAATAGTGGCATTTTTCGTCATCAACAAGCAAATCGTAATCTATCTTGAAACCAATTTCCTTGATACTGTCTTCTGTCACATATGCATTTCCGTATGCAAGTCTGGAAAACAGGTTGTTATCCAAACGATATTTAAACAATTGGTTGAAATATTCCAGATATTCAATTCCGTCATCATAATGACTGAAGCCGACGTGAGGATTGTTTCCTATACCATAATTTATAATGGATTCAAGATAAAGCACTTTCATTCCGTCACATGTTATTTCATATTCTGGTAACACACCTTCATACTCTCTGGTGAATATATTTCTCCATCCGTAGCAATTATATAATCCGTCACTGTCTGTTGGCCTAACAAACCCAATAACTGTTGAAAGGTCTGCGTTTTTCAATATGAAATAATGTGAAAAGCAATTTCCACTCGTTTCCCTTATTATTTCATCATCCTCATCATTACCATGATATCCGCCATACAAATCACTAATGTCATGGACATAGCACACCATTCCTTCGTCTATTTGATTCGAAGTCAAAGCGGTTAATGATTTTGTATCCTGTAAAAATTTCATATATGGAACCGTCTCATTGTACAAATCAAAATCACTTGTTGACGTGATTGAGGATAAAGCGGTAATGTCCAAATTTATCTTCTTTTCTCCAGTTTTTTCCCAACCGCCGTTCATTTGGAAATACATGTATCCAGTCTTCGGGTTTTTGTTGTCAAACCACGGTATAAAGTAATTTGTAGAACCAGCGTCAACTGGGTCTTCAGTTAATTGCACAAGTGCTGCTGGTATTGTGTCATAAGGGTATACATTATCCTCATAATCATCGGCTTGTTCTATTGCAAACCTGATATCGTCATAGCTTGGAAATTCAGTGGCAATTGCCACATATTCATGCATCTGGTATGTGCCAGGCACACCATTGTTATCCTGGTCATTTTTTAGACCGAACAGATTCAACATTGTCTCAATTCCACGCTTTGTACCTTTTAATGATTTTATGTAATTTGAATTCAAAGCCAAACGCTTCATAAAACCAATGTTCGCGTCGCTGCTTGTATGTCCGCATACTGTCGAATATTTGTAAATGACATCTGTTTGCACGGTATTGTCATTTGACGGGTTTACCATGAATGCATCCCACCCGTCGTTTTCAAGAACATCCGTCAGAAAATAATTCGGAATACTTCCGTTATTGCTATATGTTACAGATGTGATGTCCTTTATATTGTCAGCATAACGCTTCAAGTCGTCATATTGTCTTCCATATAATGTGAGCATGATTTTCATTCTTGTTGAATCAAAATCACCTTCATCCAAATTATCACTTGTGGTTGTCCAGTCAAGGTTCTTGATTGACTCATGTGTCAGCATTCGCCATATATTGAATGAATCATATTCGTCATGATATTCGGCAAGCCTAATCAGCCTGTCATAATATTTGTTAAACGAACCACCGTTTATGCGTGGAGTAAACCACTCATTATACTGCATTGAAGGGAAAGTATACATTTCATTACGATACTTATATCCGTCATTTGCAAAATATGTTGTTTTGAAATTCGCAGTAAACAGCGGATTTGTTGTGAGATTCAACAAAACTTTTGAAAAATCATCCAACTTATTGTACATTTCAGCAAAAACATCATATGTTGGAACAATCAGTGGCTCCCCTTCAGAATGCGAGTTGTTGACTGTTAATAATTGTTTATTTCCATCATTATCCAAATAGACAAACAGTGATACCCCATTTACATTGACTTCAGCAACAATAGAATTGTAACACCAATCTCCAATATTCACAAGTATCGGTTGTGCTATAGGCTCTTTGGTTGTAGGGTCCATGTATTTTGAATAACTTGCACTTAAAATTCTCATTGGATTTTCGACGTCCTCTTCGGCGCAATGAGTGGCCAAAATGTCTATTTCAAAATCATTTGCCATTGTATAATATGTCTGACCATCCACCACAACCTCTTCGGCTTTTCCTCCAAGGTAATATATTCCTCCAGGATAATGTAGGATAATGTCTTTGATTGTTGCATTCACCAATTCGACAGCTGACCCAAAATAAGCAAAAGTTTTAAGTGTTGTGCAATCTGGATTCGGTTCTATGTGGTATTCACTTGTTGATATTCCACTGACACAATTGTCAATCGTCCAAAAATCGGAAAAACCGTCGTTTTCAGGACTAATCCAATTTCCGTTATGCAGCTTTTTTTGTGTATAAGGCTCAAGGTTTTTTTTGAATTTGAAATTTGAATCGGAAAAAGATATTATCCTGCCATTGTCATACGGATTATCCTCTGGCATTATTGTGAATTTGTCATTTTCGAACACAACACCCTCAGTGGTTGTCATGTGATGTCTTCTTAAGACAAAATCGGCTTTGCTTTTAATATATTGGTTTCTTCTTGCCATATCACTATTCCTTTACAACATTGTCATATGTTTGTGTGTTATCAATCAGGACTCTTTCGCGTTTAACGTCATACAATTCCTTTCCAAGTTTACTCTTTACGGTATAGAAATCAAATTGTTTGTAAATTTCCTTCTCATCGTTATATGTTGTCAAAATACCATTGTCCCTGTCTCTAACTTGGTCACCCTCAACACTATATGTTAGCGTTTCGATGTCATGTTCAACCATTTCAATTTCAATTAATTGTGGTGCGAACTTTGTGTTGATGACTTTTATTTCCTCGGTTGGTGTTCCTATATACGGAGTTGCATTTGGTTTGAATGACGGAGCTGAAGACGGACTAACCGTGCAGAAAACATAACTGCTGGAAGTGTCGACAAGGTTGTACCTGGTAACGGTAGGATATCCGTCACCTATGTTCACCGAAACTGGTTCACAGCGATTGCATGATTTGATAAGTCTTGATGTCCCGTCTTCGAACTCTATCCTGTATCCTGTCAAATCAGAAATACCAGCAAGTTCTCCTTGTGTGACATTCAACACTATTCCGTTAACATCTGGATAGCTTGCAAGAACACTAACGTCTATAATTTTTGTCTTGCACTCTTTAGGTCTGATATAAACACTATAAAATCCCTTCATGTTAAATTCATCAAGTGGAAGTCTTAAATCGTAGACGCCGTTTATTCTGTCGTGTTCCTCATCAGTTACACAATAAACAAGGCAGTCTGTTGGGTTTAATGATTTGTAACCCTCAAAATCGTCGCTACCAGTTCCTCTTGTCGGTCTGTAGTAGTATAAAATTTCAACATCTTCACTGATGTTTATATTTGCTGGCCTTATTGTTCCAAACAGTCCGTTACTCATTGCCTATATATTAAAAAAGTTATTACCATATTGTCTTATGTCATCCAAAGTGTTGCATTCACTAAGCTTGAAATATCTTTCAAATGCCGCCGCGTTTCCCCTGTCCATTGTTATGTTCGGTTTTTCCACAATCCCGTTAAAACCCATTCCAGTGTTTTCATTTGTGAAAACCTTTGCAATTATTGCTGTACCGCTGGTCCACATTGTTCCAACCTCCATTCCCTCAAGCTGTGCAATGTTGGCATAGCGATACATTCGGTAATCATCACTGTAAACTAGTTTTTTGTCGTTTTCGAAATCAAGCTTGTCATAGAAAAATTCAACATCCATGAAGTTGTCTATATAAATACTTGATTTAACATCTTGTGCTATTCTATGACTTTCAAGATAATGGATTCCTGTGTTCGGAACTTCATTAAATGTTTTTGTATTGTCATTATATAATGCTTTTCCTCCTACGACATAACGAATTGTGCAGATTCCGCTTTCAATATCTATAGAATCATATCCGATATAATCCCCGATAAATGTTTCAATATTTTCCGTTTGTTCGTCTTTGGTCATGTTGAAAAAAGTGTTATTTTCATAGGGAATTGAAAATGATGATATTGAAGTACCATAAACCGAACAAGCGTCATTTGTGTCATTCACTCTCCCATTGTCAAACGATGGTAAGAAATAATATATGTCACCAATCAAAGGGTTGTCAACCAAACCGCCGATGCAACTCAACAATGGTATGCTTCTGTATTTTCCATTTTCATTTGCTTCAACATATTCACCATCGGCACAACGCATTGTTTCAGCCATTTGTTTTGACAATTGTTCACACTCCCACCAATAATAAGCATATCTTGTGTATGCCGTTGTTTCTGTTATTGCAGACACACCGTTTCGAATATCCGTATCGTCGGAAGGTGAATACGTGTCAATATCTGGGTCGACTTTTGTTTGAACTTTTTTTACAAGCCATATTCTTTTCGGAATACCATTTGTCGTTGGTTCACTCTCATTTTCAGACAAATCGTCTGTCACAACCGACTCAAAACGCCCATCTGTATAATATTTGGTTTTGGTAACAACCTCACCATCACTAACACTGTAGCCACTATAAAATGTACATTTGAATATATTGGAAACATCGTCAGCTTCATTGAATTCTTTAAAAACTCCAATGACTCCATTTATTTCCACTGCGTTTTGGTTTATCACATTCTCAAGTTTTGATTCAACAGTTCCGCTGTCCTCCAAAACAACGTATTTTGAATCATTGAATTGTGTGTATCCGCTATATATACCGACAGCTGAAAATGGTTTGTAAGAACCTTCAACCAAATAATTTTCGTAAATATCACCATATTCAAATGTGTGAGACAAACACACTGGTATTGAAATATACGGGCTTACATAAGTCAAACGGCATTCCAATTCACCATCTCCACTATATCTAGGAATTTCGGTAATCCAATTGGTTTTTACACTCTTAAGGTATTCATAAAAATTATCACCCCCATGTTCATTCCAAACCGTTTGCTGTGATACTGTTTTGGCACTTGAATCATTTGTTTCAAACCACAACAAAAGTTGTTCCACATCTGTATAATTGATATAATCTGGTACAAGTATTCCAGTTATGGTTTTGGTTTCATTTCCGCTTAAATATGTTTCTGGCACACAAATCCTGCCAAGGCAATATTTTTCAAAATCAATACAAAATTGGAAAAACGGATGCACTGTGTGGTCTGGAAACAAATCATACCACTCATCACCAAACCATTTAACCCACCAATTCACCCAATCCGATTCATATTTGACCAAAGTGTCGTAATCGTCCACCAAGACAATAAAAGCATCGTCAAGAGAAAGCTTTTCCAGAATGAATTCGACTGTTTCATCCGTTTCATATTCAGCTATACTCTCTATCGGCAACAATCTGTAAACAAATTCGCTTATTTGTGAAAACCATGTTCTTTTCATTGGAACATAGTCATATTTTATACCAAGATAGTCGAATTTTGTTATCAAAGAAGGGACTATCTCCGTTTCAGTTTCATTGTTGTTCTCCCCGCACCCGTACTTGTTATCCTCACAATCAAATATAGTTGTTTCCTCCGACATTTGTTTTATCAGTTTGCAATACAAACCGTTTCTAAGCTGGTTTTGTATGAAATTGTATTTCCTGGACAAATCACAATATCTCAATCTGGCTTCAACAGACTTGTCATACTCCGTTATACCAGATTTTTTTATCTCACTTGCTTCATATGTGATTGTCTCACCACACAAACAAGAACATACCAAAGCGAAATCCATCGGAAACTGACCCCAGTTACCGTTTGTATTATTTGACACAACAAAGTTTCTGGTAGCTCCAGAATCGCCAAACTCTATATACGGCAAAATGCCGCTATAGTGGCTTCTGTATTTGTCAAAACATATCGTTTTCCTTATTTCATTCATATTTAAAAGTGGTCGTTTGGTTCCGTGTGGTCATCAATTCCATTATTATTCGCTTCAGTGTCAACAATATCCAATTCCAATTTAGGTTCAAAAAGCACAAGTTTTATTTCATCACCGTTTATCTTGGCCCCATCAATCAAATAAGTATACTTACCATTAATGTATTGCAAAATAACTGGAATGTAAAGACTGTCAAGGTAGTTGTCCAATGTTAACGGTATGAAATTATCATCCTCGTCAACTGGCCACAAAACCATTGGTATGGTCTTGCCATAACCAGCGTGATTAAACTCAACTTTCATATAAATAGTTCTAAACCCTGTTTCCTGTACATCATCCCTGAACAAGTAAAGGTTAAAACCTTCGGCTGACGTTGTTTTGTCATATTCGTTTGTTATTGTTATTTTGCTGTCCAACCTGTTGTCACCACAATGGAAGACTAGCGGGCCAGACGGCTTTGTATGCGTTTCGTAATTGTGTATTTTTTGTTTCATGTATTTTCCAAACAAACTACCACTATCAAAGAAAACTGTTGAATAGTACAAAAGCTTCTGTTCTATAGGGTCTTTTGATGTGTAAAACGACAAACGAACAAATGTGTCACGTATTTTCCTTTTTTGATTATACACGTCATCGTCATCAAACCCAAGATAACCAAGCAAATCAGATTTCCCATCCTGCTCATCCATAAAAACATTCATGGCATTAGCATTGAATTCAGCACCGTTGTAATTCATTTCATTCCACCATGTTGTCGAGGCGGAATCTGGGTCAATATACCAGCCGTTTTCGTATTTTGGCCATTCTTCAGTTGAGTTGGGTGTTTCCTTTCTCTTTCTGAAATGCAAATCAAGCGTTATTTTATTTATGAAGTATATTTGTGTTTTTAATTCACCAGAATTATGTCCGTCGATTGGAATATACTTCACTCGCTCATAGTCTATGGTTTGCGGTATCAAAGTGTTTATTTCATTGTTTGCAAATCTGCTCAAATCATCGTCAACACCTAACGAATTCGAAACATCAACCAAAGCATTTATCGGTACCCTGTAATAAGATTCATCAATTGTCAATACTGATTTTGTCATACCGCAATTAACCCAAACATCTTTTCTTGGTGTATCGTTGTTTGCATGGTTGTAAAAATCCCAAAGAACATCACCCCAAAAAACACCGCAATTATCATTTCCGTCATAATATTTGTAAAAAAACGGATTATATCTAGGCTCGAAATAAAAACCGTTCTCAAGCAAATACTCAATCTGTCTGTTTCTGTAAGTTCTGTCCGTATCCGTAAGCGTTCTTGCCACCCTATTTGTTTCAGCGCCAGTGATAGCTATTTTATTATCACTTAAATTGTTCGGTATGAAAAAATAGTTATGAAACGAAACATCATATGGATATCCAGCCTCATCATACATCCCACAAGTTTCCTCTATTGTTGTGTTGTAAAAATCATCATCATCCAATTCAATTGAGTCAATCCTGTGTATTGGAGACAACGACTTCAAATATCCAATAACATTTCCATAGATATCAAAAACAGCTATGTCGTATTCAGTGACATATGGTGTCTCTTTTGTCAGTCTTATATCCTGGTAAAAGATATTGTGCGATTCATTGAATGTCACGATATACCTTTCAATATGTTCGTCAAATTCAAACAACTCTGGCATCCTCTCCATGAATTCTTCAATTGTCTCTCCCTGTGTCATTGCACTGAAATACGGAAACTCTTCAGGGTGTGATTGTACGAACTCATCAACAGTTTCCCCATCTGTCATTCCACTAAAATATGGAGAATCAAAATATCCGCTTTCTTCTGGTATAACATTCACATAATGGTATGTTTTGTCAATATGCTCGACTCCGTTTTCGGAAACACCAGTTGTTGACAAATATTTAAAAGCGTATGACTCATATTCTTCTTCAGGCAAAGATTCCGCTTCCGACATGTAATAATCCAATTCGGATTCGTCCACCACAACATAATCCAATATTGAAACGGTCGGTGTTGATGACGAGAAATACGTTCCACCAGAAAAATCGTAATAAGTGAAATAGCTAATACTTCTTCTGTCTATTGTCAAACGTTTGTTTGGCACGTTGCTTGTTTCAACCAAATCATATTCATTTCCATCATCATCTAAATATGTTGACAAACCGATAATTTCAACAGTGTTGTCCAAAAACAAATATTCACCGTTTTCCCGATACATTTGCCGTTTGAATTTGAAGGTCTGTCCAATTGAGAGCTCGTGGTTTATTCTGTCGTTTAAAACAAACACAAGGCTTTCATTTTTTACAAAAAACCTCCTTACGCTCAACTCCCTTGTACTGTCAACCCCACTTCTTAAATTAATTTTAATTTTTTCCATTAATAGCAAACATTGTTTATGTTATTGTAAAAATCAAACGCTTGGTCCGTATTGAATGTGTCACCCTCTATGCTGAAAAAGTCTGTCGGTGGGGTTAAAATCGGATTTTTTGCGAACAACAAACCAAATCTTCCGTCCGCATCCTGTCTCCTGTTATAAAACCTTATATCCTTTTCAATATAGAATCTTCCGTTTGCAAAAGGTGTGTCGAAAAGTTCCATGTCATTCGACATCTTGGATGGCGGAACAACCGACTTCCACACAAACGAAGATATTTGAGGGACAAAATTAGCATATGTCGGAACACCGTCTTTAGACCAATAAAAAGTATACCGTTCCTTGTATTCGCCATTCGGGTTCAGGACTTCATTAATGTCTGTTATTTGTGTCATGACGTTAAAGACATCTCCATCAAAGACAATCGTAAGTTTATTGTCTTTAATATCAACAACTTCACCCCAAATTGTTCTGACATGCTGCAATTTCCCGTTGTATCTGCCTCCAGCATCATACAATGCTATGTTTGTGTGCTTATAAAAACCGTAGTTTATCGGTGCAACAAATGAAACTGTTGTCTTATCCGTATCCATATCATAATAACCACTGGAGCTGGAGAAGTTTATTCTTTTTCCCTTAACCCTTGTTGTCATTTCGGATTCCTCCCCCACACTAATCAACGTGTGTGGATTGTAAAAATACCCCTCTGGTCTTACATTCGAATACAACCTGTAATTTTTGTTGTTGTACTTAACAACGGACATATCGCTTGCCTGAATGGTAAATTGTCTTGAATCACCGTTTTCTTTCAGGTCAAAATCATCATATATCAATTTGTCATATCTCAATGACGCATAGTTTTTGTTTGCAATCCATTCCCGCTGAACTGTGTTGAAACGATGTAGTACTGGGCTTAATTGTGTTTCCGCATAATTGTAATAATCAAATTCAACAACATCGCCATAGAATTCATCGTTGTCTATTGTGATGTTGTCCTCTATTTTTTTCGGCACGCCACGCAATATTGTTTCTCCTAACGCACTGTATGGGATGAAATCCAAAACCACCCCGTCTCCAAGCGTCAAATCTCCCTTACCATAAACAATGTCGCCCTGGTATGGTCTAATAGAGTCATCATCAACTGGTCTGTCAGCTATTTCCGTGTCAATTTCAACATTATGCAAATATCTTATATTGTAATCAAATTCGGCATTTGCGTTGTCGCCGAAATACAAACCAGATGTAATTGGCCCGAAACAATGTGAGTATTCAACATTTTCAGAACCGAAAAAATGGTTTTTATACCACAAATTGTTTCCCTTGTTGTTTTTTATTACAGTGAAATATGTCTCAGTCACTTTTCTACCGCGATGGTCAACCAAACCATTCAAATCTATGTCATCTGTAAATATGATTTGGGCTATTCCGTCACCATAAATGTTCTCTGAAAAGCCACATTTATTCAAATCGCTGTCAAGTTCCCTGGTTCTTTCACCATTTTCATCAAACTTCTTGATTTTTTTGTATTTTCTGAAATAATAATCACATTCTATACCGTTCACAAGTTTTTTGAAGAAAAAACCGCCATTTAAAAGATAGTCCAGTATTGAATCAACATCTGAACATTTGACTGAAAACACAAAATCCGACTCGCTTCCATCAACATCACCAATACCGAAAACCTCTACTGATGTCTTGTATTTTTCGAACACACTGGTTTCGCCATCTGAATTATAATAATAAACGGAAACCCTGTCACCCTTCGACAGATTGTGTCTGACCATTGAACGACAGAACAATACATTTGTCGCTGATATATTCATCCCGCTTTCCGCTATAGCTTTTAATGTTTGGTTTTCACCACCAAACACAATGTTAAACATATCATAATCAATCGCATACGGATATGTTATACAATATTCCCAATTGTTTTCTGCTCTTTTCCTGTATTTGTTGTATTTTGGAATGAACGAGAACAATGTCCTGTCTGGATATAAATCAACAAACTCGCACGGTTTCTTGTTTGCAAAAATACTGTTAATCATAACCGTGTCACCAGAATTGTTTTCAACGTCTATGTTTGTCACGTTTTTAAAACCAACCCACCCGTTATCCTCCTCTATGTTTTGAAGATAAGCATCTTTAAGTGACTTGCAATTATCAAGTGTATACAAGTGCAATCTTGTGTTTTGGTTCCTGTTGTATACTGGAGAAATTTTTGAATAAACAATGTTTCCCTCACCATCTCTCAAATAGTCCGCTATTGTGTTGTATACAGGAGATGAAAGCGAATCAGTACCATGCATTTTGTTTATATGTATGAAACCGTTTTTCCTTAACATGTGATTATTGAATATGTCGACTCCGCAATGATATTCAAAACCTCCGTTTGCGTCGTGAGAATATTCGGTGTCGTTTATAGCCTGGTATCTGTCTATTATGCTCGTGTTTTGTATTGCATTGTCATATTCAAATGTGTCGGCACGCTTTATATCCTCCTTATGTATTGAGTCTGTATTCGTCAAAACCATCGCACTATTCGAACCCTCGAATTGAACCACCTCGGTTTGCGTGTTAAAAAGCACGTTTGTGCATATCGGATTGAGTGTCAATATGTATCTGAATTTGTCACATGCGTCCCTTTCAATATTATATTGCTCAAGCAACGAAAAATCCGATATCATGTTGTCAGGCTTTAACTGTCGCTCCTTGTTTCGCAAGTCGAAAGAAAATGAATTTTCAACATTGACCGAAGCCTTGCCCTTGAATGAATTTAATGGTATTTGAATTTCCATGGTTTATTTTTATTTTAATTTAACACATTATCAATATTATTAACATCAACTGGTGTCACATAAACAATACCGATTCTGCCAGTTGCACGCCCGTCATCATTCGAAAAACTCTTTATTCCGACAATGAAAAACTCACCGCTTGGCAAGTTTGTGACATGTCCGTTAACAATCCTGTTTCCTGAATTGCACAAATCAAGTATGTTTGTGCGGTAATCAACATTTGAATTTGTAAAAAGTCTGTACATTTTAGCCGCTTTAAACAGGTTTGATGGGTTTGTGTTTTCGATGACCCAAGTTGCCATGTTTACAATGTCCATATAGTCAATTCTTCCTTTGTCAGCGTCTCCTGGTATGTTATCAATTGGCTCCAAATTCCCGTCGGAGTTAAAATATTCAGCCGAATAATGTCCAGTTGCCTTTTTGAAGGTTATTACACCGATGTCACCAGCATTGAATTCCGTTCCAGCAACATTGTAAATAACAGGAACCACTATAGTGTCTGGTCTTCGTGAATTGTCGCTTTTATAGAATAAAACAGTTGAATACTCATTAAAAAGGTTTGTCTGGTCCTTTGACAAACAATAATATTTTACATCTGAATCGGAAACACCCAAACCACCAAATGTAATAGTGGACCCACTGTTATAACATATGTTATCATAGAAACTGGCATTCATGTCCAATCCGAGAGTGTCAACAACACCTTCATACAAATATGATTTTTCGTATTGTGTGCTGTAATTGTCTGTCTTGATTGCCGAGTATGCTGTTTCTTGGTTTGCTGTGTGTTTATACAACGGATAACCCTCTGTTATAGAATAACTGTAATTTGTACCAACCTCATTTAATTCCATGTTTTCATCATAAGCATATGCTGTGAATCCAGAAACATATGTAACCAACGGTATTGATGTCGCCGAATAAACACCAGCAAAATCAGACAAAGCTGGAATCGTTATGTCTGTTGAATCCTCCAAGTCGTTTGTGTTTTCATACAAATCTATGTGTGATTTTCCGCTATACTTCCTGTTATATGTTACACCATTGAATATACTACCGTCGCACTTTGTTAAATAATTGAACGGTTCATAACTCTCTTTTGTGTTGTTAAACATAATCCTGTTGATTATGGTGTAACAAACATCTGTTCTGAAAACCTTGTTTAACGATGGATAACATATTGTAGGATACACTATTCCATATTCCACATCATTCCACCCGATGTTTTGTGATTGTGTTGCGTCAATATATTGTATTGTCCAATTGTTGTTTTGATTAAATGCAATTGCTGGATAAAGGACACCATCTGGAAGAGATTTTAAAACACAACCGTCTCCATGTCTTAATCTGTTTGATATCTGCGGTTGCAAAACCAATTGTTTCGTTTCACCAGACTGTCCACTTACTATTGCAGCAAACGAACCAAAAACGACACTACCCATGTAAGACACACAATTAAACTGTTTCACATTATTGTATTGAGGTATTCCATATGTTGGATAATACGAGTAGTCATCATCAACACTCATACCAGCTGGTGTGTTGTATCCGTCAACATAATATTTATTATTATATAATACACTATCAAAATTTTGAGGTGAACCAAACACAAACTTGTCGCCGTTTGTTGATACACCGCATGAATCGGTTGTAGCACTGTTACATGTTGTGTTCTCCATAGCCTTTCGCGCATTCCATCTTTGCTTTGATTCCATGATTGTAATGTCAACTGGCTCTGTATACCTTCCAACCCACCAATCTTTCGTATACATTGTATCTGTCACAACATTTGATTTTTCAACAGCACCATACTGAAGGTTCACAACCGATGTATCCATAAGTTTGCCTTCAACAACGAACAAATATTGTTCACTACACCCTTCAACTTGGTATTTAACATAAAAATCATATTCAGTGTTTGCTGATGACAAATATATAATTTGAGTTTCTTCAGATTCACCTGTTGCGGTCAACACCTCACTAACTTCAAAATCGGTTATCGGGTTTAATCCGTCTTTTACAGCCAAAAGCGTGTAGGTTTCAATAGAATCATCTATGAAGACATTATTACAAGCAATACCTCCACCATAAAAAATATTCTTATTGGTCTGTGTTCTCTGTATTGAGCCACCAAAATCGTTTGTTATGTTGTTATTAAAATCCATCAGCACAAAACTTCCTTGCAATATCTGGTCGCCAATAACAATATTTCGTATCATTTCAACACCGTTTGTGTCTCTTACAAGAATTTGATATTCACCGCTTGGCAATTCAAAAACAGCGTTTATGTTGTCCCCGTTTTCACTTTCAAAAACGTTTCCGTTGTCATCATACACAATAAATTCAAACGGTTCCTCCATGTTTTCAACAACTATACTCACTGTTGATGTCCCAGAACAAAGTTTGAAATCACCTATAACAAGATTTATATTAGGCTCTCTTTCAATTAACACACTGTTTTCACATTGTGAGAAAAATTGCTTGTTGAATTCATCAATTGCAGTTGAGCCAGCGTGCAAACCGAAATAGAAATAATAACTGTTTTCATATTGTGGCAAATACATTTTATTCTTGTTTTCCGCAGCAAACTGCCTCTTGTGCTTTTGGTTGTTTGATTTAAGGTCTTCGTAATCCAAACCAAGCCTGAACATATAGTAATCAACACTCTTGTCTTCAATTGTCCTTACTTGTGTATGGGTTGATTCATCGGCGTCAAAATCTGGTCTGCTAGTTCCACTTGCAATTCCGTATGAACTAAGAACCGAACTTTCATCAACTATTGAAACACCACTGTTGTAAGCCGTTTGTGGACGTGCGAAATTTGAAAATTCACCACTAAAGTTCATAGGGTTAACGTAATCAAAATCATAAGTAAAATATCCAGTTTCACGATTCATCTTTGTCGCAATCAACCTGTTCTTGTTCATAGTCGCAAACATTGAACGGAAGTAATCGTCAACAATCTCATCTTTGGCTATAAATCCAGACGGAGCCGTGTAAACGTATTTTAGCTCACTTGTTCCACCTGTAGATACGGCGCGAACATCAACCTTCCTCTGTGACATAACAACACCTTGCTCACATATACGTTCAAGGTTTATGCATGATTTTATGTTTGTTTGGGAATTAGAACATGAAAGACCTAAAAAATGACCTCCTGGATAATACATTTGATATTCGTTTATCTCGTTCTGGCCTGGTCCAGTGTAATTCCATGAAATGCCAGCCGCTTCTGTCATCGGTATTGTGTCTGATTCATCATCCTCATATTGTGTGTCATAATTTTCACCAGCACCACTGAAATAATTCAATTCGCCAACAAGTGTGTTATCTGCAAGACCGACTGGTTTGTCCAGATTCGGGTCATCCCCATTGAGGCTTGACTGGTTTGTTTTTGAACATATTGTCTTGTTGTCTCCATATGAATACAAAACACCATCAGTTTCCATATTGGTCAATGCAAGGTTTGTCGGCATTATATATGAGGTGCTTGACAAATATCTGAATGCTTGAGGGACGCCGTACATATCACATTCGTTAAGTGAGCCTAATAAAACAAGGTCCGTGGCGAACAGATTCACCTTTTTGTTCGCTGGTGTTGTGTTTCTGAGCCATTCACACGGCTTCAAATAATACACATGCTGTCCAGCCATTGTTTCCTTTTCATGACATATTCCTCCATTTTTACCAAAAATCTTCACTTGGGAAAATCCGCGTTTTTTGTGATAGTTGTTTGATTTTCTTATGTCGGTTTTATTGTTGAGTTTGGTTGTTACCTTCGAATATGTCACTTTATTGCTTGATGTGTCCTTTTCATAGGCCAAAGAACATAATTGTGTGTATCTTCTTGCTTTTGAAAAGATTTTTGTATTGTCCATGCAAGCCTTTGTCTTGCTTTTTATGATTGTATTCCCACGAAAACGTCTCTTAAGCCTTATATATCGCATCCATCTAGGAAAATAAATCATCCCGTTAACCCAATCATTATAGAAGTCAAAATTAATCACTTTATACTCTTGAGCAAGATTCATTTCAACACATGAAATCAAATAATCTGTTTTGAATGTTATACATATAGCGTCATCATTGTCATCTGGGTCTGTATTTTGTGTGTCGATTGATGTCTCATCATCATAATCACCAGCATTTTCTATTACATCCATCGTTTGGCTCACAAGGTCATAATACTCTTTGTGCGGAGTGCTGTTTTCTTCTGTTTTAACCCTAGCGAAACCCTTGTATTTGATTCCGTTTTTCGTGACCAATGGCGCGAAATACCAATTTTCAAGGTCTGGACACAAACCATCCTCGATGATGTTCAAATGGAGTTTTTGTGCAACCTCCATGACTTTTCCAGCTGGTTTATATAAAGCAAGTTTGGAAAAAGCTTCCGCCAACCCAACAAGCACATTGCCAATCAAAGCAACAACCCTGTTGTAAATGGCCACAAGTTTGATAAACACCTTAATCAAGATACACATTATCCTGAACATGAACGGAAGTTTAATCCTTATATTGTTATATGGTATCGGATTGTTTGAACCGTAATTCTGACAATGTTTTATTCCTGTGAATTTAGGAGCCTTCCAACCAGTCACTTTTCTCTTTTGAAATCTTGGGATATATGATTTAACCGTATATACATTATTCCAGAACAAATCCCTGAATGATTCATCCTTTGTGTGTGTACCGAATTCATAATCATAATCTTCATGTTTTGTTCCGCCTAAGTTTTGCGGGTTGTGCGGGACCAAAACCTTTGCTCTGAAGAAGTTGTCAACGTTTTCCTCCATATCTTCCATTGACATTCTGAAGCGCACTCTGGTCCTGGTCGGTATTCCTTTGCTTGGGTTGTCTGTCGGAACCATTCTGCCGTATTCATCCGTAACCATATAATCAAGATTCATCGGTATCTGATAGCACCATATTCCCTCACCGTTTATCAACTCCGTACCGTTTATTTGGAATTCTTCAACAGAACCCCCATAAGTCTTCCGAATCATCTCAATCCGTCCCTTTCCAGCAACAAGCTCATCCATATCTCCCATGTGTTCTGTCGGGACACAGTTTTTTGATATTCCCTGTGATGAGTTGTCGCTTACAACACATCCGATGAAAACGCATGTCGGCTCGAACTTATAACTGATGTTTATGTCAGCCCTTGTAATACCTATTGTGTCACCCTCGGATTCATTTCCCCAAAATGGTTGCACATAAACAACTTGGTCCTGTGAAAAAATCTGACTTAATGTTTCAAACTCAGTTCCGCTTCTGAATTGATTAGGATTCTCAAACTGCTCAACATTATATCCTTTGTATATGAAATCCCTCGGCCTCTGAGACAATATACCACAATCGGAAAGGTCCAAATCCATATGCAATACCTGCTGCCCGACTGGTATACACGCGAGCATATAGTCTCCAGCCTCATTTGTCCTTGTTGTATACTTGTAATATTTGTCATACATTTCAACCAATATGTTGTTGTCCAACATGAATCTTTTGTTTGGAAACGTACCTACAACCTGATGGCAATCAGAAACCTTATTGTCAGGAAGCAAATTGTATCTTATGTTGTCATTATCTCTTGAAACTGTCGACGTAAACGGGTATATCTCGTCAAGTTCGTTCATGTTCGGATTTTCTGATTCAACAAAAACACTTATCTTGGCGTTTGGAACACCAAAACCACCGTTAGCCAAAACCCTTCCGACAACAACACCATACTTTGAATTGTGGTGTTTGTATGCATCAAGGCTGTTTATCTTCAATGACAGTATGTCAAAAGAATCATAATCCTGTGACAGGTTGACCGTAACATAATTGTCGTTGTTTATATCCGTTCTGATTCTATATGATTTGTTGTTTTCTAACATTCTTGCTTTTTGTTAAATTGAAAATTTTATCTATGTTGAATATTCCGTGTCTGTTTGTTATCATTGCCCTGACAATATAAAAGGGGAAAAAAGGCACTATCAAAACAGAAGTACACACAGCCATGATTTTGCCCTTTATACTTCCTATTATGTTGGTTTTCTTGCTTTTCGGTTGGTTGTCACCGTATTTCTTGTGCAGGAAATCCAACTGTCTCGTAACTTTACATGCACAAGCCATTATCTTTCCTTTACCCTTACCAAAATATCTTCGCTTGGATTTTTAATTTCCATCATGGTGTCACCCTCATTATATAGTATCCAATCACTTTCCTCAAGGTCAATCCTGACTTTATTAGACGCATAAGGCTGTACCCTACTGTCATCCAGCATGATTGGTTGAGATACCTGAACATTTGAATAACCCATATCCATCTTATTGTAAACAGCCAAATCAATAAGGTTTAACACACCATCTATCTTCGACACCTCTTTCTCAATATCTCCAACGTAAATTTCCTCACCCATAAGGTGTTTGTTGATATCCATGTAATCCTTGATTGTGTTGATGATAGACGAAACAACATCTGATTTGTTGTAATTTTTATCAACAATTACATCAACCTGGAATTCCAGATTTATGATTCTTCCGCTCTTTATCTCAACATAATCGTTTAACATTTTATACTTAGACAAATAACGTTCTATGTTCTTTATCAATGTTATCGGTAAAAGTGTGTCAAGTTGGCCAAGATAGTTCAAACCTAGAACATAAACAACAATCTTGTTGTTCTGTTCAACCACACCAAGTCTGAACGGCGTTCCGTATTTCGGCGGAAGCTGCAACAACCTGTCTATATAATCCTTGACACAAACACATCTCTCCTGTGCCCCCTTGTTGTATTTTACAATATACTTCAACTCGGTATTTGACGGAAAGTCCTTTCCAGATACTGATGGTGTTGTGCTTATAACGCCAAGACTCCTGTTTACTTCTGAAATTACAGATTGGTCGCTTCCCCTGAATTCGGCGTTCAAATATGAAATCCTGTTTATTGCTCCCCTTGCCAAATTGCTTGCTCTACCACCACCAAGTCTGTATAATATAAACATTGTACTGTCATGATTTGGTAATAATCCCAAAGAATCATTGCTTATCATTCTTGATATCTGCCACTTGGCAAAATCAGACATTGAATCACCCAATTCTGGGTACTCGTAATTGTTTCCAGCACCGAATATTATTTTCATGTACCCGTTATCCATGTATTCGGTTATGAATTTGTGTTTCACTGGTTTCCACTCACCTTTTGTGATGCAATAAGACGCAACCGTGCCGCCAGAATAATCATAGCCATAATAGTATTTTTTTGCTGTGTTTGTGTGTACGTCAAGTTCTGGCGCCCATCTCTCTGTTTGCGACAAACTGTCAACTTCGAAAAATCTCACACCATTCTCGCATTCCTCCACCTCACTGTAAAATGCGCCATATGTCGGTATTTCCTTGCTGTTTCCTGGAACGACAAGTATTGATTCAATATTCATGACATTTTCTATCGGAAGAACAACTTCCATAAAAGGTCTTATATCTGTTTTGGCTATGTTCTGCCTGTAAATTAATGACTCACCAGCAACAACAACCGCAAGTTTCGATACTGTATACCCTGTTATCACACCGTTGGCATTCAGATTCGGTGTGAATGTTCTGTCACTTATTCCATCCTGGTTGAATTGTTGCGCGAAGTCAACATCTTCCAATACCTCGAATTCCTGTCCGTTTGCCGAACCAACCTTTGTCCCCCTCTTTATTATTGGAGCATAAGACCAGTCTGGATGACTGACCTGGTCAACCCCAAGCACACACCAAAGCCTTACCTCAGCCATTGCCGCTTTTGGTCCTGGTATTTTAACCCCATTGTTTCTTGCGATATTCAACAAAGATTTTCTCTCTTGTGCACTGTCCAAATTTGTCTCCTGATACACCCTGTCAATGTGATATGACAAATTGTCGGCAATGGCGGCGTTCAAATCAATCAACCACGAAGCGACAGATGCATCGTCATATTCCAAGTTCAAGTCTGGATAATATTTCTTTGAGTATTCCAACAAGGCATCCTTGTAGTCGTAAAATGTGCGATTCAAATATGTTATCCCTTTTTCCATCTGTAATTTTGATTATAATCTCACCGCAACAGTTGTTGTTTCGGTGTTATTTCCATTTGTTACTGAATATGTGACAGACACAATCACATTGTTTTCGTCATTTTCGTCACGATAAACATCAAGGTCATTAAAAGCCACATTTGGCACATATTTTGACAATTGAGACCCAACCTCCTGCTTCACCGCAGACAACGTTATGTCGTCCGATGCGGCAAATATGTAATTTATCAGACTTGTGCCAAACTCTGGGTTCCTTAACCTCTGTCCCTTTTGTGTCAGAATAACATGCATGACCTTTGATTTTATGCTGTCAGCATAAGTTCCGTTCACATCCATGAAAACATTGTCGTTGTTGTCTGATGTGAATGGGTATTTTATTCCGTATTTCTGCGTTAATGCCATACTTAAAACCAATTTAACATAAATAGTTTACAAGAAATTATTCTATATCAATTTACCTCGTTTTTGTAAAATAATCAATGACAAACACACTATTTATGTAATAATAAAAAGATTGAATTATGATTGACTACTTCAAAAGATTTAAAAGCCTTTCAGCTTATACCGAATATGTTAATTCGTCTGGATACACTCTCCCAAACATAAGTGTAATTGACGAATTGAGTGGTGGAATTCCAAAATATAAACCGAACCCAAACGAAATACGACCTAACCTGGTTATTTTGGGGAAATAACATTTTTTGAAAATGAATCTAAAGTCTGGTATCTCGATTCATCATACAATATTATAAGTGCCACAATCGACAACGATTAATAACAATTAAAAGAATTAATGATTAATGGACTACATAAAACAATTTACAGACATAGAAGAATACAACCAATACAGAAACTCATTGGAATTTGTGGAACCGAGTCTCGGTATGATTGGCGAACATGGAATTGTAAAATTCTACCCAACAAACGACATGGACCAGGAATATAGCGACGTATGGGTTGAAATAGCCAGATTTACAACTACTGGGACCACAACATACACGATTGACAAGAAATACACACAACTTGGTTTTTGGATTGTAGGTGGTGGAGCTGGTGGACATGGTGATTTTAATACTGCCCATTGGGGTGGTAATGGTGGAAATGGTGGTCAAGCCAAAGCTTTTGAAACCATATATAATTCAAAATCAATAACCGTCTATGTCGGTGATGGTGGGGCTGGTGGCTCAGCCAATGGTGCTGGTAATTCTGGCGGTGATAGTTATGTTATGTATAATGGAAACACTTACACATCCTACGGCGGTATTCGATATAGTGGTTCAAACGGCGGGGTTAACACAAAAGTTGAATATAGTGGTATCGGTGGAAGACCTTGTGGACATGGAAATCCACAAACAAGATATTACAAAGCAAGCGAAAATGACACATATGGTGTTATGGGTGAAGATGGTTTGCCAAACCCATTTGACCAAAATGATGAAACCTTATATGGGGCTGGCGGTAGCGCTGGCTTTGATTCATATGACAACTGGACTACATATGGCGGCACATATCCAACTGGATTTGCTGGTGGTCAAACTGGTGGAGGTAACGGTGGGTATGGACCAAATGATAATATTTTAAATACTGGTTTCAACGGTACCAGTCCTGGTGCTGGAGGTGGTGGCGGTGCGTTTTCCAGTAAGCATACCTATTCACAAGGTGGAAATGGCTACCAAGGAATTGTAATCATATACGGGAAGTGATAAAAAACAAAAAAACGCATCAATTGTTTGGTACATTTTCTATCCTATATTACCTCCGAACAATATGTTGTTGGTTTTGATGACATCGTTCAGACTTTCCAACCATTTGACGCCATTGTGTGCGTATATATCTACAGCCTGTATTTGCACCCACGCCCCGTTTGCCTTCACAAAGAAATTTCCAGACATGTAGGTTCCGTTTATTTTAATTGAAAATCCGAGGTTTGGTTTTGTCGTTTCAACAGTCAACACATGTCCCTGTGATACGTTATTAAGCCTATAGACATAGTTTAGCACCGTTATTGTCTGCCCGTCCTTTTCTGTTTCGATTTCGACACGTTCCAATTGTGACGACACATCATAGTCGTTGTCCTTTAACATTATTGTTTCCCGATTGTTTTCTGGAATGATTGTCAGCCTATAGTCATCTCCTGGAAGCACAACTGTTTGCCCGTTAGGATAAAGTCCAGCGTTACTGTCTGTCTGTGATGTGATAAAATAATACTCAACATTTCCAAAAACAAATGTGAGAGAGTGTTCTTGGTTTATGTTTGATAATTCATAGACATAGTATGACTCGGCTTCAATCGGCTCAATACTTAATATTTTGAATTGCAAATTATCATTGTTGCTATTTATCACATCATTTTTCCTGTATTTGACATCAATGAAATGAGTTCCACTATCTATTTCATATGTTAATGTTTTGGCATCTGGTGTATTGTCTGAACTTTGTGACAATATTTTATATGCATTACTGTCTGAAGTGTTTGTTGTTGTTAACGCAACATCAACTTTTCCGAAAATTCCATAATCGTACGTGGTTTCGGAGTAATTTATGTATTGAAATGTCACAAGACAATCAACAGGCAAATTAAATGTAACTCTGCATACCGATGCACTGTTGTTTTGCCCTTGGTTTGTGGAGGTGTAATATTTTGTGTTGTCGTTTAATGTAAATCCATAGTTTGCGTTTGGCGCCATGGCAACTGTTGGCACATTTATAGTATCACCACAAAGAACAAGTTGTGATGTGATATCCACACCATTATCCAAAGCCAAAGTCAACAAGGGATAGGACGGGGTTATTGTTATCGTTTTGCTTGTACCACTTTCAACCTTTGTTGTACCCTTCGTCGGATTTGTTATTGCGTTAATTGACGATATTGTTAATGGGTAGTAAACCTTTTGTGGGTCCTCATCTGGTGGAACAAAATCCTCTTTGACAGCCATTGGATATAACGTTGTATCCTCCCTTATCACTGTCGTAAAAGACGGAGATATTGAAAGTGGATTCCCCTCAAAGTCTGCATTGTCATACCATCCATAAAATTCATATTTATCCTGTACTGATGCATTAAATGTACACAAACCACCGTCAATAACATCACTATCAGAACAAGTTGCCTGTGATATTCCATGTCCAGATATCACGTTTACAGCACAAGTGAAAACATCATCATATGATATTGTCACATTAGCATTGTAGATTCTTAGATACGAGTCGTTGTTTTTGTCACTGTCTGTTGTGTATCTACCAGTTGTTGATATTGACAATCCTATTGATGCGGCTGATACTGATGAATATATTTGATTTATATTGGCATTTGATATTGCCAGCGTTTGAAGGGATGTACTAACATTGCCTGTTGGGTTATAGCTACTGCTAGTATATGTGTTTCCGTTGATTGTTACTTTTCCGAATATATTTACACCGTTTAATGTTGCATTGCTACCCTTTGTTAAAGCCAAATATAAATTAACAGATGATATGGAATTAATTCTTATTTTTCCAACGGTGACATCAGAAGCATGGTCAAGATTATTAAAACTTGAAACATAGGTTGTGGCCCCAGTTGAAAACACATGTTCCAAATAACCATTTGTGCTGTTTGTTTTTTCATTAACCAGAGCATAGCCAGTAGAGCCTGTTGATGATTTTGTGTGTTGTACTGTATTATCCGAAAATGGATATATAATTAAATTCTTAGCCATGTCAGAAATTCGTTTTTAAATTCCACAGCACTAAGTATCGTTTTGTCGATATACCCAGGAATCTTATTCGTTATCCCACATATTGATTGTATGTCACTTTGCTTGTCGATGAAGTTAATCTGAAATACAACAACCCTCATATTGTTCATAACCGTAGATGCACCACCTATTATTTTTTTACCGTCCAACATTATATCATTATTATCCAAGTTTATGTTGGTAAAATATTTAGACAAAAAACAAACCATTTTTTCAGAAAAATACCCATAAGACAAATCTATACTTACAGGATAAACCAGATATACCCTTAAATCACCATCAGAAGACAATATCGGCCCATTTGAACCATCATATCCGAGTTTTACAGGTGTATACCCATATTCTTCAATTAAACTGTAATCATTTATACTGTTAGGTATAAAAGCATAATTTGTGCCACAATTGATAGTATACAAAAACGCTGGTCTGTTGTTTGTTATGTAAGGAACTGGTATGTTTGCATTAATTTCTGGTTCCTCAACTATTTCATAATCTTGTGTCTTCAAAAGATATTCTTGTAAATCAGTATAATACTCATCATAATTATCATAACCAGCTTTACCTATATAATCCAATATATTCAACACATTTGAATGTAATCTCTGTTTGTCATTATAATATCGTATTTCCTCCTGGTATGCAAATGCAATATCCTTCATTGTATTGAAAATTATTTTGTATTATAATAAATAGTTTTTCTTGAAAAAAATGGCAGCACACAACCATGCGTGTTGCCAAAAACAATATGAAAAGTACTACCTTGACACAGCCAAAACAAACTATGTATACATATTCTCCTCCATTTTAATGTATGGGGTTTTGTAAATCCTGTCCTGATTGAAATTGTGCTGCAACCACAACGTCCAAAGCCTCTCGCTCAGGAAGCCAAGAATCGACATCTGCCACTTTACAGCCTCCTGCGGTATTTGTTTTGGATTCTGGTATCTCGGATATTTTCCAACCTCAAGATTGTATCTCACATGTTCTTCAAGCGACTGTTTGTCATGTATCTTTGAGAATTGCAGATACATGTCAAGGCATTTGAATAGAAAATCGCAATATCTGTCATAATCTTCAGTCTTCATTATGAAACCGTTTGAATAATACAGATTCGACCCATTCTTTATGTATTTGTCCCAATCCTCCGAATATTCTGGATAAAGCATCTTTACTGCCATCTCGCAAATCAAAAGGTCGTCAATACAATTTGAAAAAGCATACCCTTGTTCAACCGTGTCGGCTGGTATCACCATTTTTTCTGTTTCCGTCGGCGTCTTATGGTCTGGATGATAAAATGGCTCACAAGTTATAACATCATAATCCTCGAAAACCTTGTCAAAGTCCATGTCCTCAGTAACACCGCTTAAAGGCCTTCTGTATTGCATCTGTCCCTTGTATTTGCAATCATGTACATTCTTCCAAATCCAATACGTACCAGTGTTTTCAATATAAAGGTAGTTCTTGTCTGAAATATTGTCTCCAACATTGTCTTTCAAGGAACACACTTCAGTTCCGTTTGCCGCGCCAACTTGCAATGGTGTCACAACACTGTCTTCTAAAAATTTGAAATCCTTTTTAGCATAACATAATGAATAAATTTTAATATCATCATTCTTAGGGCCTTCATACACATGAGGTAAAAGATATGACATATCGATTCCTAATTCTTCTTTGAATATATCGACTTTCTCTTTTGTTATTTCATTTGTTCTGAAGAACCTTGTTTCAATCAAGTTTTGTATTCTACTACCATCCCACTTCTGGTCTGGGAAACCCCTTCTCATCTTGTTACAATACTCTCTTGCTGTTTTTGTTGTGTAATGTCTGAATTCAGCCAATTGATAATCAATGTTCGTAAACGGAGAATTGCTATCACATGTGAACCCGACATTATTACAACACCTAAGATTATTCGGGCTTGGTGTGTGTGTAAAACCGTTTCCTTCCCACTTAATGTCTTCCAAACCACCCCTAACTATACTTGAAACGTGGCAATTTTCTGGGAAATTGTATGCTATTTTCCTGTCAAAAGGTATTGGATTCGGGAATCTCTCCCATAAAGGTCTATCGTCAACATCCGTCGAATCATTGTCACCAACCGTCATTAAATTTACATGAATCATATCATAATTCACAAACTGTGGCATTGCTAAATACTCACCAATTGTTCTGCATCTGTTCAATTTTAAATACTCATCACCACAATCTATGAACATTATCCAATCATAATCATTCTTATTGTTGTGGTAACATTCTGTATATGCTTGCAATTGACAAACCTCTCTCCCACGAAAATCAACCAATTCAACATACCCGCTTTCAATATAATCACCGATTACACTTTCAAATCTCTCACCATCAACATCATTGTTGTCATAAAGACAAATATGTGTTACCCCAAGATTCTTATACCATTCAACATAATTTCTGACATACTTGTTCTCATTCTTTCCAATACAACAAACCAAGGTCTTTATTTCATTTGGTGTTTTTGGCTGTGGTTCATCTAATCCCAACTCTTGAAACCTCAATTTAAAACGCTCATACTCAGCAGCGGCTTCTTGATTTGAATAACCAGTTCCAGCTGGGTGATAAGCCATAACCCTATCATCTATGACAACATCCAAACCAAGTTTTCTTGCCGCTCTATTATATGCATCATTAACTCCCCACCCGTATTTGTTTTCTTTATAATCTATATGCGGTATCACTTTGTCCAAAACCTCTTTTTTTACTAGCATACACCAACCTTCACCACACTTTACTTTTCGCATCGTATTGGTTCCTTGATTATACTGATGAATATTTGTTAATAATAACTGCGTTGAACCGTTGCACATGGAACCTTGTTTGGCTGATGGTTCCCATACACCAATATTTTTGTTGTCTTTTACTTCATTTATAACACCCAACAGTTTATTCAAATTAGCATCATCAAACTCAACATCTGAATTTATCTCAAACACAGCATTTCCGTTTTCTTGACATAAAATGTCATATTCCTTAATAAAACCGCCACCATTATATAAATTATGCTCAAGAATAACATGTTCATCATTCTTATCAAACGGACAATTACCGCCGTTATCAATATAGTTAGTGTCTATAAGATATGTAACAAAACGATTTTTTAATGAATTATATAATCTCAATGCGTTATCATCGTGTTTATAATTTAAAATCGTACATACTAATTTTTGTTCCTTTATATCCATAATTTCATTATATAAATCTTCTTTTTCTTGAGTCCACTCATTATAATCGAAAAATTCATTTTTATTCATCCATAATTTTCCAGTCTCTTTATCAACATCTGGATATAGTCTAACAAGTTTATATTTACAATATTCCTCAATTGTTTTAAACCTATAGTGATTTAACCACGCATTATCCCAAATTCTATCATTAATAACTTGTGTGTTGTTTTTGCATTTATTACCATGACAATCAACCGAATTGAATGGAAGGTGCCACCCGTGCTGGCCACCTGGCTCCATGTAGAAATGAAAATTTGGCAATTTTGTTCTGATAATAATTTTAGTGCTTCTATTGGCTAGAAATGATGTCTGAGATTTTTCTTCAATAACCTTTGTGAATCGTTTTATTGAATAATTTTCATTTTCAACACACAATAAACCATTGTCACTGAAATTTTTCCAACAGACCTTTATAAAGTCGGCTTCTTTAAAAATATCTTCATTAAGAAAATCGGAAATTGTCTTGTTGTTATCAAATTCCAAAAATTCATCCGCATCAAAGAATCCTATCCAATCATAGTTATTTGAATATTTTTCGTAACAATCTTGGTATGATGGCATTTGCCACTTTTCTTTACCTCGAACATTGTTTAATATAACAAAACCGTCTGTTATATAATCACCTATTACATCCTCAAACCTTTCACCATCAATATCATTATTGTCATACAAAATAATATTGTCAACACCTATGTTTTTATACCATTCCACCCACTCTCTTATGTAGTGGTTTTCCATTTTAGCTATACAACAAATTGCTGTCTTCATTGTAATTTCTATTATTTGTTATATTGTATTTCTATTTTTTTATCAAAGAAAAAGTTTTCACTAATCGTTGTACCGAATTCCATTGGAATATTAGTTCCATGTGAACACCAATAAAATGGTTTTCCAGTTAATATGCTATAATCCATATAAAAACATTTAATATTTTTAAAAAACTTTTGCAAACACAAACTATAATTTATCTGGTCAATACGTTCACACAAACCAACTTGTTCGTCATTCATCATTCTTAACATACCATATGTCATTACGTCCAATGCTATTGTGTTTTTTGTGTTTTTTTCTATAACAACATTCACTTGTGCAAGACCACGTTTTTTGTCAGCATCATATTGTAACTCATTTTTAATAAAATTCAAATTATCTTTAGCATGGCTCTTGTTGTATCCTCTCTTATCAACCCACACAGCATATTCTTCTGAAAATGTTTTATGAAACGGGTGTATTAAAATGCCTAATTCTGATTTACTTGAAATAAAAGCATTATATAGTTCGTCTGTATCTCCGTTTATCGAAACGCTACCGTCAATTTTAATAACAACATCCGTTGTTACATATTTCCAAAAATCAACATACCTAATTCTACATACAGCATCAAAATTTGTTTCACCAGGCAATTTATCTACATATACAACGTTCCATGTTTGCGATGAAATATTTATATCGTCAGTAATATATACATATTCACAATTAGACGATGGGTTTTTTATTTCATGTATTGTTTCATACCCACCAAAATTATATGTCACTATTGAATATTTTTTCTTTTTTTTAATTTGTGTTTTATGTATTGCCAAATGTGTTTCATCATCACCCCAATATTCGAATATTGTGTAACCTAATTTCTTTAAAAAATCAAAAATTTCATCGTGCTTTTCTTGTGTCATACCAAGATAACCAACTTTCCAACATTCAAACAATATTGGTGGATAGTTATTGTCTTTTATTGTTTGAATTGAGCCTTTCAATACTTGCAAATCAAAGCCTTCCGTATCTGTTTTAATTAAGCCAACATTTTTTATTTTTAAATCATCAATAACCATTTTATGCATTGTCGAATAGCTTTTATCTAACAACCTTGACATACTATCGCCATAATTTCCGCCACCTATTTCAGAAAAGCCATTAAATACAACATCCTCCTCCTTGTCACCACATCCGCAATTGTATACATGGGTGTTACAAACTTTGTTTTTCATATACATATTCGTATAAATCAGACAGCACATGTGCTTGTTCGGCTCAAAACAATAATTCTCTTTAAAATCAAGAAGCATTGAGTAATTACCATCTTCAGCTCCGACATCAATCAAAGTCTTTCTGAAATCAAAATAACCTTCTTTATTTTTTTTAATCTTTTTTATTATTTCATGCTCTTCACAAAGCATTGCCTGTTTCGCAATTCTATCAGTGCAAAAATATGCATCACTTGGAACAACATAATATTTATTTTTGCAATCTTCTGGTAGTTTGTAGTTTAATTGTATTTTTTTATCATCCATAGTAAAAAAATATGTATATGTAATATTAATTTTTATTATTAATGAAAATAAAAAAATAAAGACATATAGTCAACCATAAAACAAAAACGGACTGTTAATGCCCGTTTAAAATTTTTATTCATCACCAACGCCACGCATTACTTCACATTGGGACTTTATTTTATCCAACCAATCTCTGACATCTTTTTCTGTCAATTTAACTTTACCCATTTCATAATCGTAATGACGCTTAAACATTTTGTCACTTTCCTTTTTTAAATAATCAGCTACAACACAAAGCTTTACTGTTAGTGGCGACGGTTCTTTTGTGGCTTCCAATTCAGCCTTTATTTCAGACACAACACTGGTATCACCTTTAAATCCGATAAACTCCTCGTTTCCGTCAAACGGAATAAGACTACTAGCTGTAAACCTTATTGTTGGGTCATATAAAACGTGCTTGCTTTCTTCTTTGTCATAGTACCACACAATATGCGGAACTATTGTAAACTCATTAGAAACACCTCTGGTTTTGAAAAATATAAGAACCTTGTCAAACGGATTGAATTTATAGCCTTTATATTTTTCAAATAATTGTGTGAGCCTTTTATACTGTTCTACTTCTCTTTCTGTTATTTTATTCATGCCTATATTCTATTTTAGCTTTTCAACAAAGTAATTAGCCTTGTCTATTATTTCTTGCACTTTGACATACTCATCTTCTGTAATAAGTTTCGGATTAATACATTCAACTTTTGTCTTGTCAGATTTAACATCCGCTATCAATATAGGTTTTATTGTTTTGTCAAATGCATTAATAAAACATTGTGATATTTCATTGAAATAAGCTGGTCTTTCTTCTTGTCGAATATGTTTCAGACCAACATAAAAAATTAATAAAAGTTTATCTTTATCGCTCATATTTCCAAATTTTTGTTTCATTATTTCCAATATTCATATATTCCTTTTGTTATTTCATAGTTGTCCCACTTCATTCTTTTACGCATTGGTTGCTTCTTGGCCCATTCCCACATGGTTTTCAACCACTCCTGTATTGGTGTTTTATCCTTATATCCTAGAATGTCAATGGATTTTTGATGGCGTGGTATTGCATGTTTGACTTCATGACGTGGCTCGACATGTTTGTGGTTTTTGTAATTTGTGATATCAGACAACATGTTTGCAACCTCGTTGATTGAATATGCTACGGTTCCACCTACATTGATTATCTGTTTTGAAGCTTTTTCATATACAGCCGCATTCCAGAATGGTTCAAGACAATCGTCAATACAACTAAACGCCCTTGTCTGTTCTCCATCGCCGTAAATTAACATTGGTTCATTGTTCAATATCTGGTACATCCAAATTCCAATCACATTTCTGTACATATCCCACAAATTTTGTCCGATTCCAGCCACATTGTGCGGTCGTATGATGCACCAATCAAGACCGTGCTGTTCACCAGCGCTTTTTATGTTAAGTTCGCAAGCATACTTTGAAACGCCATACGGGTCAATTGGCATTGGTGTGTCGTTCTCGTCAAATCTCTCACCAGGTTTTATTCCCCAACCGTAAACGCTGTTTGATGAAGTGTATATAAGTCTCTTGACATCATGCATAATGCATTCATTGATAATATTGTCAGTTGAAAGCATGTTGTTTCTGTCATTGAACATACGCATGAACGGTGACAATCCCTCAGCGGCATAACAAGCGAAATGGTATACATATTCGAATTCGTGTTTGTCAAATATGTCCTTTATGTTATCCTTGGACAAGTCTCGTTGATAGAAAACAACCTTTTCGTTGACATTTTCAATATATCCGCCAGAAAGGTCGTCAATACCAACAACTTCATATTCTGGATAGTTTTCCAAAATCCAATCAGCCATTCTTGAACCTATAAGCCCTGCGTTTCCTGTGATAAGTATGCTTTTCCTCATGTGTATAAATCTTAAATTCTATAAATAATTGTTTATTTTAAACAAAAAATAATCAATTTCATAAAATTTGTCAACTAATCACCTTCCAATACTGTCATAATCCAAACAACAAGCGATAGCGTTGATATATTCATATTTTTTTATTTTTTTGTTATTCAAAAATACAGGGCTCTTTTGTCCATCTGTCTGGTATATAATTTTTTTCAAACCTACCGTTTTTAAAACGTTTGTCCTGAAATATATTTATTGAATCTTCTCTTTCCAGTAACTTCGCACCCCACCATGAAAACGTGCTATCACTGCATATGTGATGCTTACACATTGCAAGCGTTATAAGATTTTCCATAGGGTTATGAAACACCCCGTCGTCTGTGCATGAATTTTCATAAAATAAAAAGTTTTCACTTTTTAAATTTCGTTTGCAATATTCAATGTCATCGGAAAACACGATAGCTTGCATTCCGTCAAAATATTTCTTATAAACATTGAAATACCATTCTATTTTTGGTACGTAAAACGCATCTGATAAAGTCAAATAATCTCCACGTCTTACACTTATACCGACACAGTTGTCTATGTTTTTATATTTCTTTCTGATTTTCAATAACATTTCATCTGGAATTGAAAATAAATCCCTTACAAATAAATTATTTGGATGAAAGTCTTCCGATTCAAAACAACCATACAAAAAAACGTTTTTGTTATATATTAATGGAAAAAAAGTTGGCCACATGTAGATATGTTCTCTGAGCTGGACGAAATTGTCAAAACTACCTGTGTATTTTGGAAATACATGCAAAATATCATATGTGTCATAATGTTTTTCCCATTGTTTGTCTTCAAAGTAAACATATGTTTTTCCATTCACAAGTTTTGAGTATTCATAACCTTGTGCCAGTTGGAACATGACATTTCCCAATCTTCCGCTTATGTTTATAACAACATCCATCCTATATTACTTTAACTTGTTTTTGTTTGAAAATCTCGAAAACATTTGTACTCTGTCATTGGTATCCCTGCATTTCTCCCACCATAATGTTTCGCTTTTGTCCTCACTGAAAAAGCCGCTCAATGCAAAATACATCTCCGTAGGAAATGACGATGCAACAACCGAATTTTCATATATGTCATTGTCCTCGACACTTCCATAGCTTTTCCTGAAAGAATCCCTGTTTGCGTGTATGTCCTTGTTTACATATTTCAAATGGAATGAATGAAACCACATTGTGTTGGATAAACTTCTAACCTCTTTCCCTTGTTTTGGTTTTACGAACATACAGTGGTTTCCATCAATAAACTCGATGTTTTCAAAATCATTTACAGCAACCAACAAAGGTTTTGACCAGGACGGGCCACACCACGACAACCTGCTTTCTGGCCACGTGTGCGCCAATGTTTCATTTATACTCAAATCACTAAAGCATACAAGGTTTAACATTCTGCCATCAAAACAATTATAATGTTCATATTCGTACAACGACTTAAGTGTTCTTTTACAATTCATTCCACAGGAACAGTATATCACCTCATCAAAATCTGTCCATGAATACCATATAAGCTCCTCGTTTTCTGTTCCTATTTTGGCCATATCAGAAACTTCTTTATATGCTAGTTTTTGTAATACCAACTTATCACCACACAAGGTTTTGTCGGTTCTTTTCCATGTACGTATCTCAACAAAATTATATTTTTTTAACAATTCAACTGTTTCATCAGTCGATTCGTTATCATAAACAATAAATTTGTCATAACCCATTCTTTCGACATACGGCATGACATATTTCACCATCTTGGCTTCATTGTAAGTACATGTGTATCCTATAAGTTTCATTGATTCTTGTTTTCGTCATTATTGTACAACTTAAACCATTCTCTTTCGAAATCAGCGTGTACCTCGGTTAAAACCATGTCCACATATAACGGATTCTTCAATTTTGTCATATAATAAATAAATGACAACCTTTCACTTAAAAAGGCTTGAATCCTTGATTGATATGTTGTGTCGCCACGATATTTTGCAAGATTATTCACAACATGGTTATAAACATCCAAATCGGTTTTAAAACCAAATAATTCATCGTATTTTTCCAAAACACCGAACATGAAGTCGCACATTTCAATGAAGTTTTCCCTTTTCATTATGAAAATGTTGCATGGAACAAAATGTTTCTTGTTTAATACATCAATTGCCGTATCATAATATTCAGTAAAGTGTTTCTTTATTATTTCCAAAACAAGATTCAAATCATCAATATTATGAACCGTTTTATAATGGTCTATTATACTTTTATATGGCAAGTTGAAATTCGGCAATATTGCATCATGCTCTTCAAAAATCTCATCCATATCTGGAATATCATCGAAGAACTCAAAAAATCTCCTATAATGGTTTGTACCAACATAATCCTTCAACGGATAGTTGTCCCTCAGCCACTTTATCCTGCAAGCCTCCGAATAAGAATGGTTCATTTTCATCAATGGATGTGAATCAATCGGGCATATAACCTTTTCCAGTTTTGAATCATTTTCAAAATCATCCATTGAAACCAATTTATAACATGGATTTTTGGGGCATATTTCAAATTGCCTGTCACAAAACACAAATATGTCTAAATTATTGTTATTTTTCATAATAGCTTTTAATTATATTTTTTAAATATCTTGAACGTTTCATCCGAATAATTGTCGGATTTCAACCACGTGTTAAATATGCCTGAAAACCCATCCAGATATATCGGTTTGTTCGGGGTTATTTCAAGTGTGATTGTCAGGTTGTGCATTTTTGTGTATTCATCGATTTCACTATTAGAATAACATCTTTTTACCTTTGAATACGAAATGCTGTTTTCATGTTCGTTCCCGTCATTGAAAACGACAATGTGATAGAAGCATCTTGCAGCATAATATATGACAGATGGTGCAAGGTTGTTTTCATGTATCACACACACGGTTTTGTTAATTCTCGGTATAAGTGTTTCTGAATTCCATTTATTGTTGTGTATTGCTATTTTGTTGTCTGGAAACTTTTTTATAAAATCATCAGTCAAACCGATGTATTTCAAAACATTCATATTGTTATATGTTTTCAGGCAATATGATTCGAAAAACTTTTTCATTGCACCGTCAAGCCCTTCCTTATTGTAATTTTCTTTAATGAAATTACTGAATATTTCAAATGAATTTGAATTTATGTCAACTGTATTATATATCTGTGAAATAAGTTGGCAATCTTCCTCACTTGGTGTCGTCAAGTTAACCATAACAAGGGCCATGAAGTCATCGTTTGATAATGTGCCAGAATTCTTCAATTCAACTCTATAATCATAATCACCTTTGTTGAAATAAGGACAATAACACCTGGATAACGCCCATAATGCAAGCGGACTGTCAATTGGCTGCATTGTGTAATAAAGATAATACCAATAGTGTGACTTTCTTGCATAATCCCAAGATACGATGTTGTTTAAATCATTGTAATACATTTGCCTGTATGTATCAAAACTGCCCCACAAATTACCATCGTGCGTATGTATAATCTTTCCTTCCGATATATGCATGTTGTATTTCACAATCGGCTCTTTGCAATAAATTTTCTCATGTACACAATATCTGTATTCTGGTTTTGCTGTTTTTGCCACAACAACACGTTCGCCATGCCTTATACCGTAACTCTTGCCTTCTGAAAAATTTTCAAGGTTCAGTTCGATATAATTGCATCCGTTGAAATCGTTTTTCTTCAGTCTTATAAATGTTTCAATTAATTTTTCTTCAAAATACTCATCCCCATCCATGGACAGGACAAAATCACTTGTTATCAAAGACATTGCATAGTTTCTGGCTTTTGAAAAGTCGAAAGGCCATTCCATGTCATACAGTTTCACCTTGTCAGAATGCAACGACTCAATCTCCTTTTTCGTGTTGTCAGAACTACCAGTGTCTACGACAACCACTTCATCAGCACACTTTAAAAACGATTCAAGGCCACGTTTTATGTATTTTTCCTCGTTTTTCACTATCATGTATACGCCAAATGTTTTCATAATTTAAATTGTTAAAACATTATTCATTACATTTTCATTTGGTGTGTGCTGTTTCCATAGTTGTGAACAACCAAGCTGTTCGTTCCACGCTTGGTCTTCAAACCCTAATTCAAGGATTCTTTCGTGTATCTTCTTGTCATACACATCCTTTATATACCACACCGTCCTTTGGATTTCTCCAAACCGTTTTGACTGGGTGTTGTCTTTGTTTACTCCACGCTCTCCTTCTCCCTCATATTGGTAGTACAAGACCTTGTCGATTTTTGTCATTTTTCCATGTAAAAATGTCCTTATGATTATTTCCATGTCATCCAATACTGACAAATCCATGTTGTGACCACCAATCTTGTGATAAAATTCCCTAGTCCAACACCTAACATGATTCGGCATTGCATATATAGTCCTGATTGTGAATGGTGTTATGTTTGGTGTTGCCGAGATTTTCAGTTTCTCACCTTTTATGAGCTCTTCCTTGGTTAATCCCTCACCATGTCCCCATCCGTCACCGTACACTATGCATTTTCCAGTATTTCCTTTGAATTCAGCCGCAAGAGAATAAACAAAGTCAGTGTCCTTGTATGTGTTAAATGCCTTTAGCAACAATTCCAAACAATCATCTGAAAGTTCGTCGTCATGGTCAACTTCAACAAGGTAATCGCCATTGCACATCATAGCAATTGTGTGTTTGTTAAAACCTATATTTCCATGATTTGTTACATTTTGAATAATTGTTATCCTTGGGTCATTAAATGATTTCAATATATTAACTGTTTCATTATTGTCGTCACTGTCGTCAATGACAAACCAATTCCATTCCCTGTATGTTTGGGCCAGCAATGAATTATATAGTCTTGCTAATTTTCCAAAACCTGTCTTATAAGTGCAAGTGAATATTGAAAACAGTTTGGTGTGTTCTCTGTTTATATTGGATTTGAACGTTGCAATTATCGCATTTGAAACACGTTCAGCACTGAATTCTGTGAAATGTACCCACTTTTTTCTGTATTCGAACGGAAGCTTCATCATTTCTTTAAAATCAATGAAATTTCCTCCTATTGTTATAACCGCATCAACTCCCCTGAAATCAGACAGCTCTTTCAAAATGTCGGAATCGTTGTCTAATATCTTTAAACCAATATATTCCTCACACCTCGCGTTTTCCGTATTTGTTTTCACCAAGGAGTAATTGTGCTGTACATAATCTTTGTCAATCACTATTGCAGAAATAATATCCCTCATATTAACCTATTTTCAATATAGAATAATATAAGGGATTGTGCTTTTTCTGTCAATAATAAACTGCCGCAACGGGTGGTAAAACAAACTCTTTTGGGTAAATAATAATTTCGAATTTCTTTAAAAAATTCAAACGATTTGAATATAACTTTTAAAAGTTATTTCTAATTTGGTCCAAGCCAGTGTCTGCCTTTAATCCAATCGACTTATTGAAATTCTTCATTTTGGCTTTATTTGCTTTAAAGTCTTCTAACGTGTCTGCATCCTCCCAATTTGGGTCGTAATTCTGCATATGTTGTTTTGCCCTTTCAGCATCCTTGATTATTTGGTTTAATTCTTTTCTGACATCTTTCCAGCCTTCATCGAAATAATCACCGTTTATAATGTATATTTTTCCGTTTCTTTTCTCAAGCACTTTTACATTCATGTCAATATGGCTGTTATAGATATCATCGTAGGTTATTATCACACGTCCACGTTTAAGTGCGACCAGTTCTTTCAAACCATAACTTATACCATCTTTACCCATTAAAGCATATTTGTCACCAGTAAAGTTAACAGCATCAATATATGCCTGGTTTGCTGCATTTATCAAATCATTGACTGTTTCAACAACATTCGTTGATTCGTTTAGGACCATCTTGATTGATTCCATTATAATATGCTGTAACTTGTTTTCGTTAATCTTTATTATTTGTCTCTTCTCCATTTCACTATTTTCTCATAAATAGTTGTTTCATGCAAAAAAAGCACACCTTTCAGCGTGCTTTGTGTTGTTTGGTTTAAAACTTAGTATTCGGTGGTATCTTTGCAATAAACCCTCTATTTTCACTGTTTTTCTTTTGTTGTTGTACTTTTTGCAGTTCCCTTAAAGTGTTGATTCTCTGCGTTTCTTTAATCTTGTCATGCTCTTCCTCCCAAGCAAGGCTGTTGTCAAATTCCATAACATCATCACACGAAATAGTACTGGTTCCGTTATTGTATTTTACATTATGGAAAACCTTTCCAGCCTTTCCGCTTCTGTTTTTAAGTACGGCCAACGTTGCTGAATTCTTATCTTGTCCTTCGAGGTCTCTGGTGATTGAAATGATAACCTGTGCAATTTGCTGTTTTTTGATGGAACCACCACCTCCGTCAGCCTTTAACAGTTCGGTTGTGATACTTCCTCTTCCTCCCTGCGTTGTAACCCAAATGGCAATGTTTAAATCCTTCGCCATATTTTCAAGTTTTCTCATTGTTTTGCCTTCCCGATTCCACTCAGTGTCGTTTGGAATACCTGTCTTCTCATATTCAAGACACTCGAAGTAATCAATCAAAACCAAGTCTGGTTTGAAACCTTGATTTGTCAGCTTTTGGATTTTCTTCTCAATATATGTAGCCGTTATCTCACCAGTGCGCATTTTCATCAACTTGATGTTATGCTTAATCATATCCCAATCTGAACTTACGTTCAGAATATAGTTGGTTTCCTGTTTCTGTGCCTCATCAAACCTTCTGATTTCACTGGCTTCAATCTGTGTGGCTCTTGATATGTGTTTTCGCGTAATATCCACATAGTCGTCTTCAAAGCATATTTGTAATACTTTCCAACCACTATTGTTATTCATATCACACTTGTGTGTTGCCGCATATGAAGCGATTGCAGTACAATATGTTGTTTTACCCATACCAAGAGCGGCCATAAACAATCCAACCTTACCCTTATCAAGACCACCACCAAGTGTTTCATCTAGTTTTGATATGCCAGTTGGAACTGATATTGTGTAGTCTTTTGACAAAGCAGCATCCTGAAAATCACCGACTGAATGACCCATATCATCGTCATCGCCAGCTGTAATTGCATCTTGTATGATTTTAAGACAATCATCATACTGTTCAACATCTCCCCTGCCAACCTTTTCGATAATTTGATGTGCAGCCTTTATGAGTCTTTGTTGTTTAAAGAATTTAACTGCTAAATCTTTAACTACAACATACCCTTCAAGCGTTGTTTTTTTAAGCAATGCAATTAGGTCATCCCACTCTTTAACCTCAATGTCAGTCTTTGACCGTTTGTTGAGGACAATCTGAATCATGTCATAGCTAGGTGTTATATTGTTTTCCCTATAATAATCCTTCATGGCCCCAACAAACGTTCTCAACAACGTATCCGTAAAATAATTCTGGTCAACAACAGCATACAACTCATTGAAAAAGTTAGGCTCCTCAACAAAACACTTCACCAATTTATATTGGTATTCAACACCCAAGTAACCAAGATTACTTTTATCTAATTGTTTTGCAGCCATATAATTACAATTTCAATAAGTTTATTTTACGGTTTTATAAAGAATCTCCTGGTTGTTGTAGTTCCAAGAATTTATAATTTCATTATCCTCGATGGTATATTCAGTTGCATCATCATAACTGCATGCAATACAAATGTTTTTAATGATACCATACACCAAATCTTCCTTGTCCTTCACCATCTTGTAGAGAAGGTATTGTTCGAAATTCAATCTGGAAACATCTTCACCGACAAACTTACCTCTCTTGTTTGACAAATCAATTCTTTCGCGTACAAATTTCGGATATATTCCGTCCCACTGAACGGTACAAGCGTCTCTTCCATCCACCTTAAATGTGAATTGGTAGCTTGTCACCTTATCTGTCGTAACTCCACTTGTAAATTCACCATCGTCAAATTTATAACCAAGCGGTTTCGGACCTTCGTCACTCCATGAATAATCGGTTACCTTGTCTTCTTTTACGATAATGCCTTCTCCGTACTGCATTCCGTCCCAATGGTTTTTGTTTTCGAAATAATTGGACATTTGTTCCTTTGTTTCAAAAACTCTTGGTGCAAAAATGGAAAGATAGGTGTTTGTCTTGTCCTTGATGTCTTGGTCGATGATTGCCGCTGCATTCCTAATAGCTCGCGTAAGCTCATATGATTTCAGACATGTAGGGTTGAAATTGTTGATTCTGAAATAACGTTGGCAAATAATGTTTCCGCCTGTTGTCAAAACAAACTCGAACCGCTCTTTATAGTCTCTAGGTTCATTGGACTTCTTTTTAAAATCTGTCATTTAAATAAAATTTAAGTTAAACAATATGTTAATAAAACTTGTAATCAATATGAACAATATTACATTTTTTTTTAAAAAAAAAAAACAACATTCAGTTTTTTAACTACTCCTCAAATCTTTTTTTCTCCTTGTCGGACAGTTCCTTGAATTCAAGGAAAAATCTCGCAAACGCTTTTTCATCCAACAAATCCTCGATATTGTCTCTCTTTACCAGAGAGTAAAGGTTCCCATAAGAACGGCCTTCTGGGTCCATTGGAGCATACATTGTGGCTTCCACAACATTTTCAGCGTTTTTGGTTAGCAAAGGGTGTTTTAAGTCAATTATCTTCTTGTTAATCTCATAAAAATCACCATCGTATTCTTTATTTGAAACACCATTTATGATGTTTTCATGCCATTGCAAGGGTTTTTTCTTATTCTTAACCCTTTCATCTATTAATTTTTGTGCTCTCTCTTTAACCTCGTCAATTGTAACAGGACGCTCCTTGATTTCTGGCATCAACTCGAATAATCGGACCTCTGATAAACCCTTTATGTTTCCTATGTTATCTGATGTGTCACCACAAAAAATCTTCTTTATAAGAACATTTTCAACTGGATACCCTTTTAATTTCTGAAAATTACTATATTTTAAGTATTTTTTAGTGTTTCTGTCATAAACTGAAACTGTTGGTGATATAAGCTGGGTTAAATCCTGGTCTGCACTTACTATTACGATTCGTTCTTCAGGCTGCTTATGGTTTACATAATACGCGATTATATCATCACCTTCTGTCCTGTCATCAAACAACACCCTTATTGACATTTCCTCGCAATACTCCATTATTATGTTTCTCTCTCTGTCGAAATTCTCATCAATTATCTCTTTTTCGTATTGCTTCTTTGTATAATTCACGATTTCTTCATCTGTCATGCTGGAAATATCCTTCTTTTTCTTGTTTTTATTGTACAGGTATTTCTGCATGCTGTTTATTGTCTGGTTCAATCTTTTCCAATAATCAGACTCTTCCGAATCACCAATCATTTGCTGGGCATAATTCTTGTCCCTGTTCTGTTTATATAAGTGATACTCCTTGTAACGCAATATTCCGCTTGCCGAATCGTCAAAAACAACATATACATAATCATATTTAACCTGCTTCATAAGTATCTTCAAGGCAAGGAAAAACTGGAATATACCACCATAGTGAATTCCGTCTGAATTTATTTTACTATCAACCATGGAGGCACGCAAAACATTGTTTCCGTCCACCAAAAGAGTATAGAACGGCTTTGCACTAAGCTCTGGATGTGTGTCTTTTATAATCTGTCTTACTGGTTGACCCATTAGTTACAATATTTTTCAACCATTATACATAAAAAAAGCGGAAAAACAAAATGTTTCCCCGCTTTTCAGACTTATTCCCATAAGTCAAGTATCTTTGACACTATCTTCGACCTTACCACATCTCCACTATCGAACCTTGTAACAGACACCTCATCAAGTTCTTTCAATGTCTCTATCGCATATTCCATTCCAGATTTGTTCTTGTTGTTGTTAATAACCTTTCTGTCACACTGTGTTAGGTCACCAGTTATAATAACCTTTGTTATTGTATCTTCAACAGTATCATCATCCTCGATTCTGGTCAGTATCAATTTCAAGTTTTCCTTTGTGAATTGCTCGCATTCGTTGACTAGTATAATACCGTTTATGGATTTTCCCCTTATGTAGTTTACAATCTGAAAATCTATCTTGCCTTCTTTTATAAAATAATTTATAATGTCATTGTAGTTGACATTCCCGCTCTTCTTTAAGATTTTCTTCATCGTGTCAATATCAGCCTCAAGAAACGGACTTATTTTGTCCTCGTAGTTTCCCTTTAAATAGCCAATTTCAATTCCGTCTCCACCAGATGGACATGTTGGCACTATTATCGTTATCTTGTTACAGTTTCCGTTTAACAGCTGCTTAAGGCTGTATGACAATGAAATGAACGACTTTCCCGTACCAGCGGCGCCCTCGCCGAAACAAATCACATTCTTCGGGTCTTCAAGTTGTTTCAGGAACTCCTTCTGATGTTGGTTCTTGCATTTTATGTGAACCTTTGTTGATTTGAAATCGACTACATTGCTTTTGACTGGGTACATCTTACAGTTTAAAAGCTCAAGCTCCTCGTCATCAAGCGATTTCATCAAATCTTTCTTTCTTCCCATCTCTATAGTTTTTAATGTTTATTAAAAAAGCGCACAATGCCCCAATAGCATAATGCGCTTTGCGTTAACGTATTATATAACAATTTCTTGTCATTAGTTCGTTTGTGAAACTGAATACCAAATGATATTTCGGTTATAATGTTTTTAAAATTTTGTTGAAATTATCCCTAACCTCGTTGATTTGTGTTATTTTCCCACGCATCATTTCGGCAACGCTGTCGGTCATGTTTTGTGCAATCTGTTTCATTACCGAATCATCATTGGCTCCGATGTTTTCATTGCTTGCAACCTCCTCATTTATTGACCCAGCTTCCTTTGTCATTGCGTTTCTGCATGCATTTGCCCAATATGATATGTCCCTGCCTAAAATCTTCCTGTTTGTGTTGTCATCTGAAAAAACGCCTTGGTTTTCACCATGTACGGCCACAAATACAAACACTGGGAGATTCTTGTTTGGCTTTTCGCCATTTTCACATCTAATTCCTTCACCCATTTCGTCTCTGCCATAACATATCCTACACCTATAACAGTCAACCTTGCTGTCTTCTCCCTTTAATTCAACCAATTGATAATATGAGCCAAGATACTCAATTGTTTTTGGTGCTCCCTTGAAAGCGTCTGGAATCCGACTGACCTTTAATATTTTTTGGTTTGGTTTTATTTGATTTGCATCAATCATTTGATATGTATATTTTCCCCTACCGCAAGGACATTTATAATAATATCCACACAATTCACCATTTTCATCCAAAAGATATCTGTAACAAGGTGTTATTTTACCATCTTCATTTATTTGTACTCTAAAATCATTATCCCTGTTACTATATGTTTCACCAAAAGTTTCATATTCATCGTGTGTTATTGCATAAAAATAATGTGCGAACGCCTCTGAATTCTGATTTGTCACCAAATTTGCCTGTGATATGTTCAATATCATGTTCCTGACAGACTCATAATTCAAAGCCCTGCATGTATATGCCGCAACATTTATACCAACAAGTTTGAAATCTGTTGCAAGAGCTTCCCAAGCATCAACAAGCCATTGGCCAATAAAATCACCATTCTCGTTCAAACGTATGAGGGTACCGTTTTTGTTTTTAGACAACAGGTCTATCATATCCTGACCATACTCGGACAAAACATCACTAAATGTCATTTCGCACATTTTATTCGATGTTTCTGTGTTAAATTTGCTGTAACCTTCATTCAAATCCAATTCAAGTTGCTGTGATTGTTTTGTTTTGTTGTTTTTTGCTGGTTTCAGAGTTTTTTCGTATTCTTGGATTGCCTTCTGATAATTAATCATACAGGCCCTGATTAGCGAAGACATCAAACTCATTAATGTATCATCCGTTTTGGTCTGCTCCCATATGAATCCCTTCTTTAAATTGGAATTCAGTGTGTTGTCATAGTTTACCTCACTAACCTTTGCATAACAAGCATCTTTCATGATGCACTGCTGCCACGCTGGACAACGCATTGCTGCCTGGAAATTCACAACAAGAGTGTCGTTGTCTATTTTTGCATTACCGAACTTGAACATGTTGTTGTTCTCCCCAAAGTCAAGTGCCATTCCGTATGTCCTGTCCAGATACCTTTTTGCTATCTGTTGTTCATACATGGACGCTGTCAACTTCCTGACATCTCCGCCAATTTTCTTATCATAAAACATGTTTGGGGCATTTTTGTCTTCTTCTTTGCTATCTTGCGCACGTTGCCTTTCGTCACTTTCTATTTGTGAAAGTAAACCAGATATTTCGTTGTCCTTGTTTTTAACAAACTGAGCCCAATGGTTGATTTTGGCTTTTCTGCTCGTGTAAAATTGAACTAATTCTGATTCTGACAAATCGCCGAAATTGATGTTCAGTTTGTCAACATCTGTTGTGTTGTTTATATCTTTGTTCTGCACATCAACACCGAACCTTGTTTGAATTGTTTTCTGTCTCTCGAAATCCCTGTATAAAAAACTCAAACCAAGTTTGTCTAGAAAATCTTTAAGCAACAATACTTCCGATTTTTCCTGCGGTGTTAAAACAACACCTCCATCGGTTTTTATGTCACCAGTGCCAGTTTTGGTTGTGCTGTTTCCGCTTTTGAACTTCTGGAATCTGTCAAGGCTTTGTCTTAAACCCATTCCAACAACACATTTTCTCAACAATGGTAGGCCATCTTTCACCCATCTTGTAATCACTGCGTTTTTTTCATTTACAAGGTCCGAAAGTCTTCTCTTATATTCTTCCTTGTATTCGTCTTTTGTTATCTTTCTCTGCAAATAATCTTGGTTTAACCCGTATTCTTTTGCTTTGTTCAATATTTCATCACCTTCCTTTGCCCCTTTTGCTTTATCCATAAGGTGGTTTAACACTTTGTCAACCCTACTCTGTGCAAATTTAGTCAAATCCTTTTTACTTGCACCTTCCAAATCCAATGCTTCTTTTATTTGGTCTTCAAAAAATTCCCTTAAAATTTGTTCGTTTAAAGTCTCTTTACTCATATTAAATAATAATATTTACAATAAATAGTTTGTTTATGTTAAAAGAAAAGTGCGGCATGATAACCGCACTTATTCGTTATAATTCAACACTTTCCTCTGTTTCCTCTCCAAACTGAATATCATCGAACACGACATCTTGTTTGTTATCTTTTTCAGCAATTCTTTTCATGATAATCGGAACCTTATTCTTTTTATATTCCTCCTGTTCTTCTTTATCTGTTCCTATGATTCCAAAACCAGTACATATAAATTCACCCTCATAAGTCAAATCATATGGTGACGGTAATTGATTTTTCAAAACTTTAATTTTCGTTTGAACCCCCCAATTGTAATTTAAACCTTTTGATGTAGCCGTCAGCCTTTTAATGGAAGCCTTTAGTTGGCCACCAAGCAATAAAATTAATCTTGAGCGATATGTAATTGCTTTTCCACCCTTCATTTCAAGACTTGGGGGACCTACTGGATTAGTTGTTGCATCTAACCAAACCTTATTTACTAATATCAATGTATTTGTATATGGATAAGAAACCTTTCTTGATGATGGTATTGAGCTGTCCATAATATCTTGCATAGCAGCCGAAATTGTACCAGCGTCGAACATCGGGTTTCCTACTTTACTGTTATAAGCTTTTAAACCACCGATACTTCCAACAGAATCCCAAATAAACAAAAAACCTTGTTCAATGTCCCCATTTGCTTGATATTCAAGAAATTCATTAATTGAATAAACCATATCTTCAATTACTGCCTTATGACGCTTTTTACTTGTTTTTTTACCTGTGGAATAGTCAATATCCCCGTATCTTTCAATTAAAATTGCATTATTGAAATAAAAAAACGGACCATCATATTCAATTATTCTATTTTCCTTGACGATTTTAACGTCACCAGTTTCTTCATCTATAACTTCAACATCAACTTCACCATAAACTGGACTTGCGTCCATGCCCATGTCAATAGCATAATTGAAATCAAAATTATTTTCCGTATCATATATCACAGGAATGATTCCCTGTCTTTGTGCAGCAACAATTGCATGGTTTACCAATGTGGATTTTCCAGTATTAGAATGACCGCAAATGGTTGATACATAGCCAGTTGGAAATCCAGGAAGCTTTACAGCGTCTTGAAATGCCTTTGGCATAATAATCCAATCGATTGGTTTGTCAGCGTTGCTTGCACCTTGAATTTCACCCTTTTCGACTTTTACGCCAAAACCCATTTTTGTTTTCAAATCTGATATACTGGCTTTTTTCTTAATCGGTGTTTTTTTACTTGGTTGAGCCATTATTATATAAATTTTAATTTAAATTATTATTCTTTTGTTAAATTTTCTTGTAATTCTTGTAATTTTTCGTAAAAACATTTTCTGCAAAGCGTGATATATTTGTCGTCTCCGCCAATTTCAACTTGGTCTCCGTCGATTACTAGGTTTTTGTTTGAATCAACCCTGACGTTAAAAATTGCCTTATGGTTGCAATAACAGCTTGATTTAATTTCCTCGATTTTATCAGCAACCTCAAAAAGCCTTTTTGAACCTTCAAACAAGTTGGTTCTGAAGTCGGTTCTTAAGCCATAACAAATCACGTTTATTCCAATTAAGTCAACAATCTTAGCCAGTTCGTCAACTTGTTGATGTGTTAGAAACTGTGCTTCGTCAATCAAAATCCATTTAAGTGAAGATACGCCAAGTGCTGTGTTGCTTTCAACATAATCCGATATCAAAGAATATAAATCATCATTTCTTCCGATTGAAAAACATTCTTTTGAACCTAAAGCCCTTGAAAAAACTGTATTTTCTCCGTTTCTTGTGTCAATATCTGGTTTCATTATCAGAAACTCGATTCCGCGTTCATTGAAATGGTGTGCAAGCGCCATAAGCAGCATGCTTTTGCCAGACGCCATGCACCCATATTTGAAATATAAATGTCCCCTCATTAGAATGGAAGCTCTTCTTCGTTATTGCTGGCTTCTGCATTTGAATTATCAAGCATTTCCTTCACTTGTTTCTCAGCAGCGTTAATTTCTTTGTCTGCTTCTGCAACCTTTGCATTATGAGCTTCATCATACTCATCCTTGTCAATCCAAATACCGTTTGCTTTGTCAAACCATGGAATTCTCATTTGTGAAACAAGAGACAAATATTCGAATGGTTTACAAGTAAACACGTCTTGCCATTTCTTCGGGTCAAAAATCCACTCACACATTTGCTCTTCATTTCCTGAAAGAGGACTTCTGTCACTATCATCAACAATTGTTGGTGCTGATGTTCCTTCAGCTGTGATGGTCACATTCAAGTCCCTTCCGTTGTAAATGTCAAGGATGTTTTCCGTTTTTCCCTTTCTTTCGGCGTTTTCCTTTCTTAAATTGTACAGATTTATAATTTGGTTATACGGGTCTGTCTTGTCACTTCTGATATTGAATTTCCAGAATTTGACACCTTCGTCCTCCTTGCCTCTCTCAATGCAACGTACAATAACCGCTTCCTGTGCAAGATTTTCAAGCGATATTTTTTGATACATCTTCTTTTTGGCTGGGTCGTCGGTGTTTACAGACTCCTGATATGCAGTGTAATTCAAATCACAATAAGGACATTTTGAACCGAATTTATCGTGGTCAATGTCTCTGTTTTTCTTTAAGCAAATAAATGATTTGTAAGGCTTGTCTCCTGGCTTAACCATTTCCTTTGGAACTTTCACGTTGTGGACATGCACCCTCGCAAACGGGTTTCCAGTTTTTAAATCCATCGGTAATAATCTGATGGTTAATGTTTTTGTCGTCTCATTTGGACCTAATTTGATGTTTAAGTAGTTTTTAACATCAAAATTGCTGTGCACCTTCTCTTTAGGCGTGTCTTCAACCACAATTGACTGCGGTGTGATGTTGGGTAAATCTAACATTTTTCCCATTTTCAAATTAAATTAATTCAAATTATTTTTAAAGTTTTATGATTAAAATTGTCTAAGACAATATATATTAATATACAAATTTTTCAGCAAAAAAACAACGGTGTGACAACATAATTAACATCATCACACCGTTTATTTTTTTAAAAACCAAGTATGTCTCTAAGTGAGCGCTTGTTGTCCAATTCTCTTTCAATTGAAGCATAATCAGAAAATCCGTCAACATCGTTTCTGGTTATCTTATATTGAGGGTCATCCGCGCCATTATTGTCATCTTCTTGACTATAGTTGTCTGGTGCATAGTTGTTCATGTATTCATCGGTTGTTACATTATATGGAGTTGACTTTGTTGAACGCATTGACATTCTTTGCATTGGTGTTGGGTTTCTTTTTTCAAATTCATCCTTTAATGATGAAATGTATTTGTTTGTGTCATCACCCATTGTCTCTATTTTTTTGCTGATAGAATCAACTGTATCCATCAGTTTGGTGAATTTATGGTTCAATGAATCTATTTTTTTCTCTGTTTCCTCTTGTGAGTCAGTCAAATCGTCAACATCTATAACCTCCTCTTCCTCAGTAGATTCAGGCTGTGATGCCATTTGACCATTGTCCACTTCCTGTCCACCCATACCGTCAATTCCACTGTTCGGGTCCACACCTTGTGGGGCGAATCCTTCTGGAGGCGTGGCTGTTTCACCTTCTTGTCCAGGAGCTTGATTTTGTTCTGGTCCTGGCATTCCAGCGTCTGGGGCCATTCCCATATCACCACCAACCTGTCCTCCTTGAGTCGGGTCTCCACCCATATCTCCGCCAAAAAGATTGTCCTGTTGTCCATCTTGAGGTGTCATATCGTCATTTCCAACCTCTGAAATTGTTGAGCCAATGTTTATATATTCGTTCAGGTGCTTCTTGAATTCCAATATAACTTGCTGTTTGTCCATTGTTTTCTTAATCATTAAGGACTTGACGATTGTCTTCCGTCAAGATTATTTTTGAAGATTCTGTTCTTTCGATAAGACCTCTTTCTTTTTTAACAACCTTAACCTCTGGTTGCAATTCCTTGGCCAATTCCTCGGCAGTCTCAATTTGCTCTAAAGTATTCATATTGTCTTTTTTTGTTTTCTTATTCTTTTTAGGCGTTTCTACTTCAACAGAATCGATAGAAGTATGTGGCACCACACCTTCTGTCGGTCTGTCACGACCTACTTTATGTACAAATCTCAATCCCATGATTTTTAAATTTGTCGTTTTTTATTTCCTATAAATAGTATTCAATGTTAAAAAAATAGCGTAGGTATTACATAAACAGTTGATATGAACGTTTTTCTAATAGAAATCGGAACCATTTCGTTTGTTATTTGATTCAAATTCCTGTTCATATAAATTATTGATAAAAGTTTCTTCCTGTCACATCCGCAATAGTCAATGTCTTTGAGGGATATACCAATAACGTTATCTATATCCAAATTCAAATACACAACATCATTATAAAAATAGAATGTTCCGTGTTTTGTTGTTTTTATTTTGTTGACCAATTTAATTTTATCATCTTTTGATAATCTGAAAATGTTTATGAATGAATATTTTACAGAAGACGAATATTCATTTGTGACCATAAGTGTGAACTTGGCTATGTCACGCTCGTTTCTATCCCTTCTCTCTCTTGTCCCGAAAGTCCAGTATATATTGTCTTTTATTCGCCAATCCATTGTGTTTGCATCTCCAAAGAATTTTTTTACACATTCCCATCCAATTACAAGTGTCGGCAATTTATTGTCTATGTCATCAATTTGTTTGACAACATTGAACAATTCTTCGTTTTCGAATCTTCCGTTTGTTAAAATGTTAGCAATATACCTCACTTTGTATTTTTTTTCTTCAATTTTACATTGTTTTTTGAAGAAAAACAAATACAACGTTAATCATTCAAACTGAAATCTTCGTTTTTGTCATATGGGAGCGAAGATATAAACCTGCTTATCGCTTCATATGATATATTGGCAACTGCATTCTTTCCTTCATCGGACATCATCCAGCCTTGTGACAATTTGTAAACACCGTTTGCATCTTTTTCCTGATATGGAGCGTTTTCGACCTGTAACGATGTTCTGGTTGTGGCTTTCTTGCACGCTTCTGTTTTCGGATATCCGTCAGACCAGAATTGAGGTGCTATTGTCGGGCAAGCAACCGTCAACTCTTCGAGATATCCATCGTTTAATGTTGTGACCTTAACACACTCTGGATTACTTGTGTTGTCAATGAACATACCAGGAGTTGCGTGTTTGTGTTCTCCATTGTCAATAAAATCTTTTATTCTTCCAGCCAATATTGTTGCAAACATCTTGGAACCGTCGAATATTTTCATTTCACCATCCTTGTTCTTTCCACCATAATAAATCTTGCTTCCAGCTCTGCTGTTGTTTCCCCAGTGCGGAACATACACAATAACCTTTCCTGGGAATGTTTCTATTATGTGTTGAACCTGTGTCATACTGCAACTGTTATGGGTTGTGAAAGCACCGTCTTTGTTGCATTTCTGGACGTTGTAATTATATTTGTTTCCGTCACCATCATAGAATGAATGTGAATTTAAAAGCTTGCATGTTCTGTCAACAACATCATTACTCCACCACCATTCCGCAGTTCTATTGTTAAAGTTTGGTCCATGTGCTGGAACAACACATATAACTGGATTCCTGTCCGTCACATTCTGAGGGTTGAAATCATATTGTGTTACATCTGGATTCTCTGGAATTTTCCACTCGTCGTCTGTAAGATGAGCAATAGCCAAATATTGAATACCAGAACCATATGCTTTTCTTGTTGTAATAACGGAACCGTCTGTCAGAGGTAAACTATATTTATTTATCCTGAATCCAGCAACATGTGTTGTCACATTTCCAGGTGTTATGTTGTGTGATACTTTGTATATCATGTATGCACCATTCCAAAACGGTATATTGTTTAATTGGAAATACATTAAAGGCATTACCTGCATGTTGCCCATCATATCAAATTCACATTGATATGAATATGATGTTCTGACTTTATACAAATCCTGACCGAACAATGTTGTTGACTGCGGTAATGTTGAGCCTTTTGCCGCAATATATCCAGTCGCAGCTATAGATGCTTCCGTTACGGCAGCATTTTCCGTGTTTAATGACAAATTACTGAAATAAGATTGGTTTTGCTTTGCAAATGTAACACCAAACCCTGGAACTTTCTTTCCATTTCCATTGTTGTTGGAAAAAATGAATTCAGCCTCGTCACTTTCCAATTGGAATCCGTCATCCGCATATTGTCCAGTGCCCAAATGCTCAGATGGTTTATAATGATAAACATATACGAAAGTTGAACTGTCAGTGTCCCAATTGCTGAAATATGGCATGGCTTTGAACATGTTCGCCATTGATTCGGCGTCAATTCCGCCTATTGTCTGTGGGAAAGCCATTAATATACCTCCAGTGTCCTGTGCTATTCTCGCAAGATATTCATATACGCTTGCATTGTTATATGTCACATCACCCTCTGTTGTTTCAATGTTTGATGTCGGTATGCATTGGGACATCCATTCTGTTATTGAAGTGAGATTTACACTAAGATTCCAACCTATGTCGTTATACAATGTGTCAATATATGTAAATGTACTGAAATCACTGTTTTGTGAAGCATAATTCCATGTGTCGTCTCCTTTGTATGGTGCACAAAGCCACTTGTCGTATAATGTTTTAAGTGTTAGATACAATGAAAGTTTCAAATCCTTGTTTTCAAACATAACAGCCATGTCGTTTGTCTGTTGGTTCTCATATGTTTCCGCTTCACTTGGGTTGAAATCCTCATATAACGACTTTATGGCTATTTTAAAATATTCAAACGATTTTGTCAGTGCGTTTTTAGATATACTGTTGTGATATGACATTTTTTCAGATTTTTCATCGTAATAATGTATATCACCACAATAATCCACAACACAGACTGTTTCCAAAAGAACATCTCTCAAAATAGCCTGGATTTTTTTGAAATTTTCCCTTGTTGTTGAATCGTTTAGTTTTGACTTGACGGAAAAATCACCGCTACCAGAATATCCGACATTTATGTTACGGAAAGATGAGTAGTTGTTTATAAAATATTCTATGTTGGATTTGTTCTTTTTAACCCATTTTAAATAATACTCAGTTAAAGCTCTTTGTTTAGGGTGATTGTAAGGCTCATATATTGAAAGTTTATTTAAGTTGCCCTCATATGTGCCTCCGTGATACATGAAACCAGCAAGCAATAGATAAATCTTCGGATATGTTCCTGTTTTGATTTCTTTTGCTATGTTTTTCATTTGGTCATCATCCAACCCCAAAACACTGTTTGCAACAGCATACATGAAATTGTTTGCTGGCGTGCTTGTTTCAACACCGTTTATGTTTGTTTTTTTGTTGGGTATTGATAACGGCGCTTTTAATACATATGCATTGTTTTTATCAGCAATAGCATCACTGTATGTTATATTTTTTCCTTCTGAATCACAAAATATGTTATCTGAATTTTTCAAATTTAAATTTGTGATATTCGAATACAAACCATCTGTATATAAAAACTTGGCATCCGACCTGTAATCTTTTAACTTTTCAAATTTGTCTATTTTCCCCAAAACAGAGTTGTTGATATTGGACAACACATTAATATTTGAATCGTTTATTATAAAAGTGTTGCCACTTAATCCGACACCTTCGCTTCCATATGGCAGATTATCTGTCAAGAGCACTTTGTCGCTTAAAGAAAGTTTCCTCCAGTTCCTGTCCCCACCCATTTCACTTTTGACTTCTGTTGGTGTGAAGACACCTATTGGTATTGCCCTGTAAACCTTTGTCTCACCAATATTCTTGTTTTTACCTCTTAATGCCGCAAACAGTTCCTTGTCATTTTTTGTGGTAAATAATGTATGGTTGAAATTACTTCCAAGATTATGCCATGAATTTGTATATTGGTTCTTTGAATTTGTTGTGCAAACACTGAGAATGTCAATGTTGTCAAGATTGTCTACAAACGTTTTTACTGTTTGTGAGTTTGGTTTGCCAACACCCTTGTAAAAATTATACGCTTCCAATAATCCAAAAGATTTGGCTGAATTGTTTTCGCTGTTTGGATGTGCCAGGAAATGATAAAAAGCCCTGTTTGCAAAAATGAAAAGCGTTGAACTTATAGCCTCTTCTTCGTTTGACAAATATATGTTCTTCAAATTGGCATACGGTGATATGGCATAGTTGTTAAAGTCATAATTAGTTGTCGGGATAAATGAATATGAGTCAAAAACAACATTTGTGTATTGTTCTTGGTTTGTACTTGTGCCCGCAGACAAATTTGCCATTTCTTCCTTTCGTTTTTCGTTCGAAATGACGTTATCAGTATACATCAAAACAGCACGTAACAAGTCATTGACAAATCTAACCTCTTCAAAGTTTTCAAATCCACCTCCAATGTCTTCAAGCCACTTCGCAACCTTTTGCTGTGTCTTTGTTTCCGCCCAGTTTTTCTCTTCTGTACAATATAAGGCTGGAAACGGTGGAATGTCTGTCAGATAGTCTGTTAAATCAGTCTCTATTGTCGTTTTAGTTGTCTCTGTTTCTACCAGGTTTTTGCTTCTGGTTCCGTTTGTTATATCCGTGTTGATGTGCTTTAACATGTCGTTAAATGAATATATGAACGTATCCATATGTGCAAAAGCAAGGTTATACATGTTTCTGATTGAAGGTTTAAAACCAAGGAGTGTTTCAGTTAATTCTTCCTTTTTCTTTTTGAATTCATCTTCCTTTTCCGTTTTTTCATGTGATGCTGACTCAATTTCCGAATTGGCGGCATCTTCCATTTTTTTCCTGTAACCCTCGTCGCAATCCAAAACATATACATAGATTTTCTTCTTTTCTGAAGTTGTTGTTTGTGCTGAAATTATTTTCCGACAGTCCTGTGAAATATAATTCTCGTATTCTACTTCGTTTGACT